TCATCCCCTCTTTTTAAGTTTTTTATCAATATCCTTAGTTACCTTCACAGTATCCAATTCCGAATAATCAGCAAGATCTTTGTCGAGTGCTTGTTCCATAACTTCTTTTATATCCTCAGTACTAATCACTAATTTATCAGTTATAAGTACTTTGAATAATTCTTCCATAAATATATTTCTTGAATTATTAAGTTGTTGATAATGTTTTCTATATTCTGAGTGTAAAAAAGTTAACACTTCGATAGGTAAGAAGATTGGTCTTGTATGATTATTCTCAGGAAGCTTTTTGTAAAAATAATCTGCCATAGTCTCATAATTGTTAGTGTTAAAGTTATTAGAAATAAATATATGTGCACTAAGCTGTTTAGTATTACTGAATTTCGTAATGTAATTTATTTGATTTAGCATTTCAACATAATCATAAGCCTTTCTCTGCTCACTTTTACCTAAGTCATATCCATCAGAAGTTTTATTTAATTTACAGTCATACGAAAAAACATATTGTTTTTTTTGTTCTTCAGCTCCTTGTACTGTATACGTCAAAGCAAAAATCCCTTCAGGCACTTCTTTTCCTGACATTTTTTTACCCCATTTTTCAGCATTTGGAAAAATATCTTTTATAATATTAAACACATCATCTTCAAAATCTCCTGGCGAATATTTGTCCCCAATTGATTCTGGCTCCGGTAAATTTACTAATATATCAAATGATTTACTTGCAACGCTTGATAAATATGATTTTGTACGATGTTTTATAGACTCATAAATCTGTCCAAAGAAATCCTTTGGTTCTTGCATGTTATAAACACTACCGAAACTTATTGGGAAAATACAATTATTGTTATATTTATCTAAATATTTCTCAAGAACACCAACAAAAACTATTACTGTAGGGGTTAAAGTACGATTTATTTTTTCAAGTACGCTGTTTGAAATTGCTCCTTGCTGTACAAGAATTTGTAAAGATTCGTTTGTTTGTTTATTATCTAAATTAATAAATTTATATTTATTTTTATTATATTTTTTTTCTGTATCTTTATTTAATTCCCACTCTGTCTTTTCACAAAATGAAGTAGCAAGCTTCTTTACATATGCTCTAATTGTATCCAATGAAATATTTAATGAATCATATTGACTTACTTTCAACTGTGTATTTCCGCAGCTTGGACATTCTGATAAGGTGAAGGTGATAGAAGTATCTTCTGAATAGTCACACTCTGGGTTTTTACAGGTAACATTTTGCTCTAATTCTTCAACAACGATTTTATCTTGTATTAATTTGTTGAATAAATCTTCTTCAATACTTGGAAAATCTTTTTTGAATGAAAGAGTCATCAAATAATCTGTTAAATCAGCTTTTCCAGCCACAAATTTTGAATTTGAAATTAATTTATTTAAAGGTATTCCAAATTTCATTAAAAATTTATCTTCGATATCTTTTTTCACTTCCGATTCAAGTCCGCTATCATCTATCGAAAACATAATGTTCCCATCATCAAATACTGTTGATCTAATTGTTCTACTCACCTTTGAAGTTTTAAAAGCTAAACTTTCTATATCTTTTATACTTTCTAAATCAACACACTCTCTTGTATGTGCATCTTTTACTGATGGTAAGACATCTCCGTTATTTAATTGAAAAATCAGACTGGGGGAATTTATTAAAGGGCTACTTCTGAAAACAATTTTATTAATAATAAAGTCCTGAACTTCATGTCCATTAGGTGTTATCCCTTCTAAAATAGCTTCCTTTAATTTTTCTGGTTGATACTTAGTAAATAACTCTGGCTCTATTTCAGTTAAATTAGTTGCAAATGTTTTTTCTAAATATTTTTTTATGCTAATTTTTTCTCTTTGGAATTTCGATCTAATTTCTAAAATGTTGTTTGAAATATCTATTTGAAACATAATTGGCGCTACTTCTTTGTTCCTAAAAGGTTCATCGAAATCCGGTCTGATTACATCACTAATTTGTCTGTACAACATTACCACTAATCTATTTTCTCCATCCATTGCATACGAAAATACATCATAATAACTCTCTTTATTTGAGTTAGAATGCATAAAATCAACAAAGTCCTTTTTGAATTCTGTAGGTATTTTTTTGCATTTCTCGAAAGTGACAATTTTATTTAACAAAAATTGTTTTCCAGTTCCTTTACTATCCCAATGATACCAAGTATAAATTTCATTTATATGATCGCTATTATCTTTCATCATCTGGTATAATTGACATATCGATGAATTTCTGTATAACTTATCATATTCTACAGCGACTGAATTATAGTATCTTGTTACAGTTTTTTTCTTTCTACTTAAAAACTCCCGTAAAATTATAATCTCCCTTAGAACATCAGCTGAAATAAATTTAAAACACTCTATTTTCTCTCCCTTCTTTTTTGTTTCATTTAAATCCACACCTAATAAATCCCCTATTTCTTCCAATTCAAAAAGTGAACAACTATTAAGCATACTCTTAAATCTAAATTGCAGTTCAGATATAGGTATTTCAAGAATTTTATCAATTGAAACTTCAACTCGTCTCCAATATTTAAGATCAAATTTTTCTAGTTTCGAATCTACATTATTTGACACTAACAAACACCCTTTTTGTTTTTTATTACTATTGTCGACTTTTACAAAGAGGAAATCAATACCATTTTACCATTTATTTTTAAAAACTTAATCTTATTACCATATTATCAGAACGTTTGTTCCGTTTCAATTGTTATAGCAAAAAATAGTGATTAAATTTATACTTTGAACATTTACAAAATTCGTTTCACAACTGAAATAAGCAACCCTAAAGCCTATCCAACAGTCGTCTACTTTAGTTCTTCATAAAATGTCTGTGTTAACCCAAGCATCCAAGAGGAGTTACAATGTACTTTCATGTTTAATTCATACACACTAGTAGTGTTTAAATAGATAAATAAACGCCAAAAACCAAAACAGCAATTAAGCGATCTTGGTCTTTGGTATATTTATGACAAAAACATTTGTGTACCATACTAATCTATACTATTTTTTATTATTTTCTCGTTGTGCAATGATGATTTTTAAACCTTCCAAATCGCCTCCCGTCAGAGTGCCTTTATCAAATTTATCTAGCCATGACTTATCAATCAGCTTTTTATCTACTGCTTGTTTGAGGTAATCACGTACTGCAGCTTTGGTTGTTGAGTTAGTAAATTTCATTTTATCATCATCCTTTTCATTTAGTTTAGGTGCCTTGTCCACCACAATTATATTGACAAACCAAGATAACGGCTTAGATCCGTTTAATACGTTTAGATCGACTGGCCCTGTAATACCTTGTACTATACCTTTATCCGTGAATTGCCATAAGTCACAGGCGAAATTAGGTTTTTTACCTGGGGCACTTGTGCCACTGTAACGTGGAATCCATAGAAAATCATAATTTTTAATGGTATCCATCCTATAAGGTTTGTAAAAATGATGACCTGTGTACAGCCCAACTTTAACGCCTTTGCCTTTCAAGTAATCCACGAATGCTTGTGTGCCCTGAACAATGTTTTGCACGCTTGCTCCAAAGCTTTCTTCGACATCCACAACGAAAAATAACGGATTGTGTTTTTGTGCTCGGTTGTAGAAATCTTTTGCTTGTACCAATGCCTCTGCAGCATTTTTAAAAGTCACATAAATATACACTCCAAACGGTATCTTGTGATTTTTACATCCATTGATATTTTGAATATATTTTCGGTCGATAGTGCTAGTACCGTATTGAGTACGGATAATGGCCAAGCTAACTTCTTTGCTAGCTTTAGACCAATCAATATCACCTTGATGATGAGATATATCAATAATTTTAGTCATTTGTTACCACCATCTTTACTTGAATATTGTTTATATAATTGGTTAGCAAATACAGCAGCCCCGCTTACTAGAATGCCTTGTACAATCGCTGGCATATTTATACCCATAATGCCAATTGTAAATAAAACTCCCAAAAACAATAAAATATATGGAATCAGCCAGTCTAGCATTTTAGGTGTGTTCTTTAAAACTTGTCCGATAACTAATAAAACAGGCACTACAATTAGCGCCTGTTCGATGATGTAATCATATAAAAATTCCACTTTATTATCCCCCTATTTTGTTTTGATAACTAGCGCTAATAATCCTAAAATAACAGCACCAATAATAGTAGTAGACGCCCACCAAACAATTTTATCGATTTTATTTAATCGATGGTGAGCACTTTTTGTGCTTGCTAGGGCTTCATCCGCTTTATCTTCTGCTCGGTTTGCTGTATCACGGATATGATTAATACCATCTAATTTTTCACCAATAGCCCCTAAGCGCTCATATACGTCTCTTACTAAATCATCACCCATAAGTCACCTTGCCTTTCTGCATAATAAAAGCCCTCCACAATTATCTGTGGATGGCCTGATATTAAAGCATTTTATTTAATTCGATTACAAACTCTTGATAATTTTTAATGTTCCCGTTTAGGCGAGATTCTTTTTTTGCAAGTTCTACTAATTCATCTCCAACAATATTAATATTCGCCTGAACAAATTCAGTTCTCGAGCTAGGAGTAACATGGTTCTTTAATTCTTTCAACAGCGATACTCTTTCTTCAGATTTTCTTAAATCCGCTTGCACTTGTATTAATTCTTGTTCCCATACAGCGATAAATTCTTTGTAAACTTTGATTTCTGCATTTATGGTATCTTGGCTGAATTTTACTTCTTGCATATTTATCATCTCCTTTTATCTACAAACATTCGACAAAAGGATAGGGTTTCCTTTCATTTCATTTCAGACAATAAATATAACTATAAAACGCAACGAGAATTAGTGACATGTACTGTTATCTATCTCGATTTCTCTCACAGCACATAATAAAAGACCTTCATATCTATGAAGGTCAATGTAATTTACACTAGTGTTTATCCTAAATACCAAAAAGTTTACGTTCATGTGGACCATCAACAATCATAGAAAACTCAGGATGTTCATAAGTGTCAATCTTTATTTCTTTTTTTATAAAAGTAATTTCATCTGATTTTAATTTTTTGACTTTTAAATCGGCACAAGGAAATTCACCTTGTATATATAATACTTTTAACACTTTTTTCGAATCTGGAGCAATATAATCGAACTTTTCTGTTCTATTGATTGTCTTGTAATCTATAAATCTCTTATTTAGTATATCAGCTTCATCAATTCCAAAATCAAAATCTCCCTTTTTAATAGTAATTGAGTAATCTAATACAACATTAGTTGCAGGTAACTCTCCATTATTCTCAATTGTCAACTTCCACAATTTAGTGTTATGTTGTATTTTTGGAAAACCTCTTGTTTCAAAATTTATTTCCAATAATTCTTTATTAACACTTTTACTATATTCATTTTCTGAATCTTCGAATGTAGATTTAACACTTAATTTGGGATTGACATCTTTCTTTGTAAATCTATATACACGATATGCTATTAATATATTTAGGATTGAAATAATCAGAGTAATAATTTTTTCGTTTAGTAGTTTTCTAAATAGAAATTCGATATTTTCAATCACAATAACCACACCCTTCCCTCTACAATAATTCGACAAAAGGAAAGGATTTCCTCCCAACTTAGACAATAAAAATAACGCTAAGCTTCTGCTTGCGTCTTAAAATCTTGCCCCGTAATTTCCTTGTACTGTTCTTCCATAATCTTCCCCGCCATGACAAAAATCTTCACTTGGTCTTTTGTGAAGAATCTTGGGTAGTATGCTTTTGCTGCATTAAAATAGACCTGATTCATAGTGACCCCTCCCGTTTCAATAATTGAAGTAAAATCTCCGCTTGAACGGCTTCGATATTTTCAATACGTAGATCTTTTTCAAGCAATGCGAAAGTTAGATTGGCGTTTTCCTCTTCTAATCTTACAATCTTCTCCTGGTCCGTTTCGCCACCAAACGGCTTGACCGCTTCGCCAAATGAGCCATCCGGTAAACGTCTTTTGATTTCCAAAGACATCTTCTTCACCCTTTCCTATACGTCATGCTTGAAATGCTCCAGACACCTTGGCAATGTTCCCGTCTGATATGGAAAGCTTCAGAACGATCTTGCCTTTCGGAGCCGGCGCGATATGGTCAAATTCATCTTCGGTGATGTTGTCTATCAGCTCGACAGTGTTCGTTTTATCCATGGCTTCAAACTTCTCTTGTTCAGCAGGATCTGTCATAGAAACAGCTACGGCCAGAGAGGCTGCTGTATCATGTTCAATCCAAGTGACAAGTCCCTGTGCTTCAGCCGTTGCCGGTTGCAGTGCGAAACGTGCCACCGCTTCGGTCAACTGCGAACCGTTGAACTCCCGCTGAATAGCGACTGTTTTCTGCATTGTGAAGTTGTATGTGTCCTCAACTTGGAGCGTGAGCGTGTTGTTCCCGTCCACCAAAGAAGAAACCGAAAGCGTGAAGTCGAACGGTCCTGAAGCTCCTCTGTACACTTGGACAAAACTTCCACCATTTAATTTATAACGGAGCGTCACGTCATTGCCGTCCGGATCGCTTACGTTCCCGCTTACAGTCATGAGCTCCGATTCAATTACTCCAGTTTGTTTCTTAAAGCTGTCCACTTGAAGAACCGGAGGTCGGTTAGCAACAATACGGAAGCTCCGCACTTGAACTGTAGATTCTCCGTTTTTGTCATCTTCAGCCCGTAATCTCAGGACATGGTCAACACCTTCAGCCAGGGTATCAGTCACGGCAATGGAACCGTCAAAAATTTTGCCATTCGTGAATTTCAGCGTCTTGCTGTACGAAATTGGCGTGAAGCCGTCAGAAACGCTAGCTGCAAGAGTGCGCTCTGTTCTGTTATTAATGCTATATTTCACACTTACAACATCACCAGCGTCTTTATATACGGCTTGCCCTGATAGATTGATAGTATCACCTTCATAGAGAGTACGGCCGTCTACCTCTGCAAGCGTAACTGTAGGGACAGCATTCCAAGTAATTACGTAAGCGTCGTCTGCATCAAGATTATCTGAAACCCAGATTTCAGATGGTAGATTCAAAGCGGGACGAACTCCAAAGTGCCCATAGAATGCTGCGTAGTAGTGGAGTAACCCAGCAGAATGTACGCCACGCGCGTAGTTCGATTCCCCGGCAAATGGGGTTCTTAACCACCAATGCCACGACCGAGTAGCACTCAAAGTTGAATTGGTATAGGATGTTTTTGAAACAGCTTCAGCTGTTGGATTAGCCTGCCTTGAAGCATCATTAGAGAAAAGAGCAAGTCTTGAGCCTTCCGAAATGCCGTTTTCGTTTGCAAATCCCACTTCGGTATTTGATAGGAGAAAAACCTTGTCTTGGACCGTTTCACTTCCCCCGCCGTCCGTCACCGTGTTCCGAGCTACTGAAAGAGTAGTATTCAGAATACGGTTTTTGAAATGCGCTGAGAAGTTCCCTAGGAAACCTCTTTCGCTATCATAAGGATTATAGCCAGACCAAACATTGACGCCTGTCGGCGGTTGGTCCGCTCCATGCTGTGCTGAATACCACGGCTGAGTGTCCTTGTTTAGCCATTGACGGATGTTGGAATGTAGATAGCGGTTATTCCCGTTTGTTCTCCGATTCGCGTCTGTGTTCCCAGGTTCAATGGCGTCAAAAGACTTCAATGTGATGATACGTTCAGTAAGTAATGTCACCGAATCAACAGGATAGCCCGGGTGGTTTTTAGCGGTTACCTGGAATATGATAGGTTTCCCGTTGTACGTTGTTCCGGGATCCTTTACCTTTGTCCCTACGGGCAGACTGCTTAATAGTTGCGCCATTTTGTTCACCTTCTCCTTCAAATAGTCTTTCAATGAACTTATCTATATTTGAAATCAAGTAATAGCAGTTACCATGGCACATAGAACATAGACCTTCCAACTGCTAAAAGACTGTTCAATTTGTTCAGGGCTCTTCCCCTCCCCTTGATGTTAGACAACTTCATTCATTGATACGGAGTAAGTTCCCCAGAGTCCCGGTTTCAATCGTTGCTGTACTACATCTAGTTCAGCATTTGAACGGGCAATGAAAGCCCCTTTCGAGTAGTTCTTCTTGGTTGCTTGCACTGTGAGAACGTTACTTTCAATAACTGTAATCAGAATGTCCTCTGAGTTAGTGCTATCGTAAAGCGTTACTTCAGTGAGCGGTTGAAAGCCTGAAGCATCCACCACATTTAAAGTAGTGGCTCCTATCGGAATTGTATCCTTCACCACAGTTTTTACTGTGTCTAGCTCCATCTTTCGTGCCTGTTCTCCGTCAAGTGCATCAACAAATGTTTCACTGTTGCCTGATACACGGTCATCTAATTCAAGTTGTATTTGTATACGACGTATAGTCGCCTCTAAAGAAATTAAATAATTCCTGTTAATTTCGATATTTTCATCAAGATGATTCATAACTTTCTGATTGTGTCGAGTACCCTCTTGCAATGCTTCCCACACAGGTAACCCAGTAACACGCTCATTTTTTTGTGTTCCTGTACTTAGGTCAATTACTGGGATAAAGTCCCCTTTTTCATCAATTCGTAAGATGTGATCTAGAAAATTTATTCTTTCATATTTTTTTATAGCCACTATGCAACAACTCCCTCTGCAATGATGGGAATATCAAAAACATACATGAAGCCATCATTTTCTTTGTAAAAATTCGTTGGACCACTCACTAAGATTGCATTATCTCTATCAAGTAATGCTGCATGTGTTACCGCTCCGCTGAAGTCATCCAAATAAAACATTACACGAATGATGTTCCCTAGCTGTTCCGTTTTAAAAATATCAATATCACGCTCAACACCTTCAATTAAAAAACGCCCCTTTTGTACATTGGAAAGTAGCGTTTGAAACAATAACTTTATTAATCTTTCATGGACTTGCATATCATCACCTCATTTAATAAGAAAATGCCATACCTGTAACTGGATAAATGACTTTGTAACCGTGTGCTTTTGAAGGAATATCAATCTTAGACTCACTTCTTACACCAACACCGTTGTCATTTGTAATTGCTTGATTAGTATTAGGATAGACAACCGGATAAACATGTTTACGCGCACTTACTTTAATACCTGGCACCTCAAATACATACATAAATAAACTTTGTAAATGAGCCGGTTTTATCTCTTCTATTGCTTCTACTAAGCCTTTTCCTACTAAACCACCGGTATGAGGTATTCTGACAATAAACTCATACGCACAAGGTACATCAATAACTTTTGCATTTCGATTTTCAACAAATGCATTAACCGCATTTTCTAGCCTTTTTCTTGTAATAGTAAAATACTTATTGAGCTCATATAATATTCTCTGAATTCTCTCAGCATCTGTCTTTTTCTCTTTATAGACAATACCTAATTTATCTTCCCAGTATGTTAAACTCCACGTGCCATGTTGAGGAAAAAGTTCAGTAGTAAGATTCTCTGCAAATTTAACTATCATATCCATGACAGATCCGTTAGCTTCAAAAATCGAAAGGGAATAGTTATCGTTATTATAAATTGGTGTTACGCCTTTGAGCATCTTTTTAGCAGTACTATTAAGCTGCTGTATCAATATGTAACACCTCACTAACTACAGCTCGTTCGCCTTCCGCTAACACAATATTGGCCGCAGCATCATTTAGTAATAAATCTTCATAATCAATTACTCCCTCCGTTTTGATAATGGTTGCACCGACTAGCGCATACTTGATAATTGGTTGATCTGAAAAATAATTATTTATGTTATCTTCCAGTTGTTTTAAAACTTCGTCTATTTCATACCCTTTTTCAAGCACTAATTTAACCTTAATTGATACCGGCACAGGTGTTATAGTTCCGATTGTTACATGGGCACCAATAGGGGCTTTACCTTCACCAATCCCATCTACAGGGTCGATATAGACTTTTACTTCATCTATGAGTTGTTGAGTAGCAATTTGTCGGTTACGGTCTGTAATTAGGACACGAACTGTTTTTGGTCCGTCCCATAAAGGTTGTACAATTACATCACCAACCCCATCAACTTCTTTCGCCCAACGTACATAATCACTCTTAGCACCACTTAAAGGCTTATTTCGATTCCTTTCCAATATCCGCTCCCTATAACTCTCATCATCCTCTATAGCAGCACCATCAGTTACAGCTTCTGGGTTATACAATCTTTTAAGTCCTTTGATTGGTTTTTCAATTCCAACAATCGTATTCGGTGGCACGTTACCGTGTAGACCCGCCTCAACAGCTTTAATTGGCAATGTTATCTCACCACTAGTACCAATCACACCACCTTTTTGTATACTGTATCTAACACTTTCCTCATGTTCATCTCCAAGAGTTACAACGATTTCTCCTGCAGGAATAACGGTACCTTCATCCGCAATAAATGTTTCGAGTGTTGTTGCTTGTACTGCAGCTTTACGATAAACACCGATTGGTTCGCCATGCAATTCTAAAAATTGTCCAAAAGCAAACTGTGGAAACATAATCATTAACGTGAGAGGAAGTGTATACTCAACAAGTTCGCCTGCTATCCTAGCCGTTGGTTTCGTGTGGTCCCAATACATATGACCTTCTGATGTATCAATGCCTTGTGGTGCCATTTTAAGCATTTTTTCATGTATTTGAGTTTCTGTAATCTGCAAATGTTCAGGCAACTGAAATTCTAGCATTCAATTCCCCTCCTCTCTGTATCTCAATTCGATCAATGCCATAAATACTTTCAATTAAAAAATGAACCCAACAGCTATCGCCTTCCCATTCAAAAGTGAATGAGGATACATTAACTGTGCGTTCATCAATCATTAGCGCCTCTTTAATTGTTCGTTTTAATTCGCTCTCGGCAATACCGCGAGGATAGTTAGCTCTTACAATAGCATCAAATTCAACACCAAAATCTGGGCTATAGCAATCTCGTTCATATCGCTCCGTTAAGCAACATTTAATAGCCCAGAAGCGGTAAGCATCTATTGCTGTATCTTCTAACGTTTTACCTGTGCCAGTAACAATTACTTTTCCTTCTTGATAGTCATATCTATATGACCTGACATCCTGTAATGTCTCAATATCTTCGCCGTACATTAATGTTGGTGCATCAAATGTAGCATAGCTCATGTTGCTTATCACCCCTTAATACGTGCAGTAATAACATACGTATGCCCATCTTCAATAGGAATACATAAAACCCTATCATTTGGCTTTAATGGATCTAACTCAGAACCTAAACTTAAAGAGTGACTTACAGAATAATCACCAGGAGGAATTTGTTTTGAAAAACCATCAGGTAGCAAATTAAGCTGGCCGTCTATTGTTCCGAAAACCGGGAAGCGTGTACGCTCCCCTGAAATTTTGTTAGCTATTGTTACAAATGCCTTTGCAAGAGCATTACCCCCTAAATTTTGAGTCATTTATTCGCCTCCAATGTAAGTGTCATCATACCTTTTTCTATGTTACGACTAACACTTTCGACAATACACTTAATACTGGTTTGCTTACCATCTTTCATTCCGCCAATTGTTCCCGAAGCGACCATAATAGCATCACCCTTGCGAACCCATGGAATATCAGGATGTGTAACACCTCGTTCAATTTCAGGCTTACCACGCTCTTTTAAAATTGTATTTGCAGCTTTACTTGCTTCACTTGCGGTTTTAAAATCTGACTTATATAAAATATCCTGTACCTTTCCAAATTCCGTTTTACCTGTTTTTGTAGCGTGTACAGCAGGTCTTTTCCCTTCACTTGAATTACTATAAATTTTTACAACAGTCACTAAGTCCTCGCTAGAATGCATATCATAGCCACTCTCAACTGTCCTATCAGTTAATTCATAAACAATTGGATTGGTACCTTTTTTGATTGATTCCAATTTTCCTTTAGTTGAGCGAACAACATAGTAACCATCACCTTTTTCTTTCGATTCCTCAAGACGTTGTGCTATTGTATTTCCCACGTTACCGTTATACATTTTCTTTGTTAAAGCAGCGTTTGGCCCGTCTATTTGACCCAACGGAACACCCATATCATTAGCAATTGTTTTAATTGATGTACCACCACTAATACCATCCTTAAAGTAAAAATGTTCTTTGGATTGCATGATATTAAACACTGGATCATAAGCGATAAATTCAATCGTGTGATTCTCAGCGATTGTTTTCCAATTATGAATCGAACCACGAAAAATTTCAGTAAAATTCATTCCAGCACTCTTTGCTTCTAACACTAAACGTTTTGCAAGATAAACGTGTTGATGAATCCATCCGTTATCACGCTTAATATTTTTCATTCGTACTTTTACATGTGCAGACAGCTCTCCGTCAAGTTCTTCATGGTGACACGATTCTATAAGGTTAGTAATATCAATGGTAGCTCCTGTAGGTGGTAAAATCACGAGACGATATACAACTTTTGTAAGATCAAATAACTTTGCCGTCACTTTAACCAATCCTTTGGTATCGTTAAGACCTCACCTGGATAAATTAAGTCTTTATTTTTACTTTTTAATTTATTTTTGTTTAGATTCCACAACTCGGGCCATTTGTTTCCGGATCCAGTTAACTTTCTTGATATGGTCCAAAGACTGTCACCTTTCACTACGGTGTATGTTTTAGGCATTGTTTTCGTTTCTTGACGCTTTTTCTGAGTTACATTTTGAGTGTTTGTAATTTCCTTAACCTCAAAGCTACGATACTCGGTTAAAATTAATGAATATGGGAGGTTGCCACCTGCTTTTTCAATAATAGGTTCAAAGCTACTAAAATATACAGGCAAGTTCCAATACGTTTTAGTTATTACAAGTCGAAGCTTCTTACCATATGGACCGGCATTACTCCAATTCCTAAACTTTTCAACAATTGCATTAGGTTCTAAATTTGAAGTCCGTCTTCCTAACGTAGTTGATCTTTTTGGCAGTATCCCTGTCACCTCAAAGGTAATAGGTAGGCGACCTCGAGGAATTTCGACACTCCCCAAAACTATAGGCTCAAATGATATGGTTTTTGTACCAATGGAGATCTTTATTTGAGATGGTGCGACAGGAAAGTAAACAATCTCCTTTGTTTCTGGATCAATTAAAGCGAAATCCATTCTATCACCCCGGTATCATCATATTTGAGAAAGCCTCAGATACTTTACTAGCTAATTTAACGCCAATAGCATCTAAAACTTCATCAGAAAGATTACTTAAATCAACTTGCCCATTCTCATTTGCTTGGATAGTTATTTGTACTTGTGGAATAATATCACCGATACTAATAGATGCCCCACCATTCGCTGTTGCTATATCACCATAGCCTTTTATAATATTTCCACCAACTAATCCACCATCAGCATACGGTTGAACTCCTAAAGCAGAAGCTGTTCTGTATAGTAATTCTCGGCCACGTCCTCTACGACTCGGCGATAGTGGGATAATAGCTTCCGGACCCGCTTCACCAACAAGTCCCATGTGTGGACGATTGATTAACCCGCCATTTGCATACGGCACATATCCACCGCCACTTCTTAGAGCTGGTCCTGAACTACTTTTTGACCCTGCAGGTGCTGCAGAAGGTAAAGAAACATTATTGATTCTTGTTCGTAGACCATCAATGGCACCTTTTAAAGCATTCACTTTTTCTGAAATTCCCGCGAATGTTGATATAGAAGCGGATGCTTGTAGAGTACCGATAACTAATGCAGACATACCAACATTCAATAAAATGCCTTTTGGCGCAAGTGGAAAGTATGCACCACCTACATATGCAGTAGATTGCATTAATGTCATAGTCATTAAATCCATAGTAGTACCTAACATTAAACCTCTGATTTGTAACGGTGCAAAGGTGCTTTTTAAGCTTCCTGTTACTTCACTACTTGATTGAACCAAATTATCAAAGTTTGTTTTAAAAGATTTTATACTCACATCGACTTCCGCAAATGATGTTAAGATGTTATATACACTTTGATGTAACGCGCTCGTCACATCTTCTAATTTCTTAGCTAATGCTTGCGCTTTTTGTTCAATCAATGCACTACTGCCGGTGCTTTCAATATTTGTAGAAGGTGTATATTTTGTAGTTGATGCAGGTGATTGAGAAGTAGAATCTTTTGCTGTGACTTCTGCTGCAGAAGCGTTTTTACTACTAAACAGACTACTAATTTTATTAATAATCCAGTTACCGAATTTTTCACCACCATAAGCTCCTCCAATGCCTCCTCCAACACCCCCAATAATTGTACCTGCAAGTGTTCCTGCAGGTCCTAAAAACGAGCCAAGTGCAGCTCCACCGCCAGCACCTAATTTAGCTCCTGCCCATCCTCCAGCGGCACTACCAGCAATCCCGCTCCAAGATGAACCTCCACTTAATCCGTCAAAAAGTGAGAGTGCAGCACCAATAACCGGAATACGTTTTGTCCATTTACTTACGCCTTTAGGCATTTTAAAATCTTTTATTTTATTCATAAATGATTTTGGTATTTCTTTCGCTTTATCCATAAAGGATTTAGTTTTAGGTGATTCTTTTTTATAGCTTGTAGATTTTGTCTTACTATCATTTGGCGAATTTTGATTTTGCGCCTTTTGTTTAGATTGGTCGGAATAATTACCTGCTGTTGGTTTTGTACTTGAAGTTTCTTTTGTTTTCGATCTTCCAAATTTATCGTATATATTTTTACCTTTAGACAATACACTCGTCCCACCCTTGAAGAATGGTTTTAGGAATTTAAATACTCCCCAACCAGCTAAAAAAGTTGGTACTGCAGCTTTTAAAAATGAGCCACCTGTCTCTTTACTGAATGCACCATGTTCTTGGCGATTGTTTTCAACGTCACCCCATAGGGTACTTAATATACCAATGCCCTCTTTAACAGCAATCCCCATCCCTTTAATTAGCGCTTCACCTATGAGTGTACCTGTATCAATCATGAATGGTTGACCTGTAGAATTCCACCAACTACTTATTGCAGGAACCGCACTTCCGTCCCACCATTTTTTTACGTATGTTTTAGCATCGTCAAAAACAATTTCAAACTTTGCTCCTATAGATAGATCCTGTCCATAAATATCTTCTGCTTGAGGTATTCGACCACCTTTTCTAATTTCAAATTGATGTTGCGGCGTAAATACGCCACCTAAATAATTGAACAAACCTTCACCCTTTGTAAACACAAAATCTGAAAAAGCTTTACCAGCGTCACTTACAGTCTGTTTCCATCCGGCCCATGTTTCTTGATTATTCTCAAGCCATAGGTTGATTTTATCAAGACGAGGTTTCATAGGCTCTAAGAAACCAGTACCTATGGAACGAAATAGTGAGCTTCTGTACCCTTTTAATGTTGCGAGTATACCTGATGCCGTCTTAGAAAGTTTTACCGCACCGTCTTTAAATGATTTTTCCACTTCGTTTATAAAACCGTCATACCCGCCCATCTTTTTTAACTTCTCTTTTGTAACTTGCATGCCAAAGCCCTTCATCATCTCATAGTTACCCATTTGAGCGTTTCCGAGTGCTAACATAGCATCTTCTACTGTTCGACCAGGAGTTAAGGACGCCATATCTGAAGTTATCTTTAATAATCGTTGCGCTTTTTTAACGTCACCATTCGTAATACTTATACCTTGTGTGAGAGCTGGGAATAACTCGGCGGAGCTAAATGGAGTGGTATCAGCAAATTGCCCCATCCACTTTGTTAATTCTTTAGCTTTCTGTACATTACCATCAAGCCAATGAGTCATAGAGACCTCGTACTCTTCCCATCTCATTGCTGCACCTACTGTAGCATTACTAAAATTTTTAATACCTACGTAAGATAGAGCTATAGTCACCATAGTAGGAATACTTGTGATAGATCGTCTGATACCACCTAAAATTCTGGTAGCCCTATCAATAGCCCTTATGGTAAATGTAACAATCCTGGCATTCCGAATGTTATTGAGCTTGCTCTGTATATATCCAATTGTTCTTGAAGCTCTATCCCGCACACCAATTTCAATCATTTGTTTACGTCGTGCAATTCGCTGTACAAGATTTGCTTTCTCTTGCATACGCTTTTCAACTCGGGACATCTGTTTATCAACGTTTTGGCTTACCTTGCCCACTTCTTTACTTGCTGTTGCAGAAGCGGTTTGCACTTTCTTTACTTCTTTTTCTAAATTAGAAGCACTTTTTGTTGCACTATCGAAATCACTAATACCTTTTACTTTTACATCTTTTCCGAGTAGTTTCCGAAGAGACAAAATAGCTTTTTCGGCTTTCTGAATCTCCTCAGTATAATCATCTGATGCAATAATAGGTATTTCTATTCGATATACTTCTTTACTAGACATTCAATCCACCTACTTTTTATTTAAAATCTCTGCTCTTCTTCTAGCTATCTCGTTTTCTCTTTCCAACGTATATGTCATTGACTCATAACAAAAACGTTGAATATTTTTTGGTTTACTTAATATTTCATCTGGCGTTTTTCCAGTCCGTTGAAAAATCTCATGCAGGAGGGTTATTCTTCCTCCTGCTCCGATGAGTTTTTTAACATGTCCTCAGCTTCAATCGTATAACCTGAAATGTCATCAATTATTTGTACTACTGCAGATTTTTCACCAGCTCGAAGTGCTTTTTCAATGAGTTGTGTACCCGTTAATACATTTGTAGCCTTCCAATAATCCTTGTTATCCCAAAGACGAACACGATCCTCTTTTATCGTTGCTTCATAGATAAGCATTGCACGCATTTTAGGATGATCTGTTTCCACAGGTACCTTTATCCCAGCCTTATTATCTTTAAATTTTGTTGCTAGGTCCTGGATCTGATCATATTTTTCCTCTGGAATAGGATTAACAGAAAAACTAAATAAATTTTTACCGTCTCGTGAAATTGTCACTTTCTTAGTTTCAGTTTGATTACTTTCAACCGCACGAAGTAAACCGTCAATAATGCTATCTTCTACCCGTAATAAATCCTCTTTATCTAGATTCTTATCGTTCATTGTTCATTCGCTCCATTTCGTTTTGTAATTAAAAAAGGCGCTTACTTAGCGCCATTTAATTATTTTTATTTTTTATGTGATCGTAATACACCTGTAAAATTCAGGTCGGGTATGCCTCGTCCACTCCTTTTAAAACCGTTTAGTATCTTCACTAATAACATGTCATTAACTACAGTTTCTTTGAATGTTAGTGTAAAAGAGTAGCCGGTTGTAATACCCCAAATAACCCATTGACCCGCTGCTTGATAATCTGCCGTTTCAAATGACATTTGTGCTTGCCACTCATTAACTGCCGCCAAAAAATTCCCATCATCATCGTATAGCTCACCATCTACACCGTGTAGGATATTTCGTGGATCAAATTCTCCTGAATCTAATTTTTCTTGTAACTCAGGTGGCATATTAACACGAAACGACCAATCACGTTGTAGGACTTCTCCCGGTGCTACATTCGCCACATCGATTGTATCAGTCGGAATGCAGCGTCGGAATATATAACGTCCATCCATCTGTAAAACCTCCTAAAAGTTAAAAGAGCCACCATTTAGGCGACTCTGTTCTTAATATTTGAATCCAAATGCAAGGTAAGCTTTTTCTAGTCCGTCTAAGTCTACTAGATTGTCGAACGTAAACCATGCAGAGTCACCCTGCGGTGGTGTTTTAGGATCAACTATCATTGCTCCCGATTCTAATCCACCATCACGAATCATTTGATCTATTTCACCATTTGCTAGTGTAATTACATGTTGACGTCCATCTGGATTATTGTCTACATTGTTAGACATGGCTTTGTCTACTTTGCGAACTATACGGTCAATTAGTTCATAGCGAGTTCGCATTCGTCGAATCTTCTTCCAACCCTCATCTTCATCCTCACCTATTGAAGCGAGTGTATTAATACCATAATCAATTTGCGGGATGCCATCAGAGTTTAGTGAAAATACCATTAATCCATTATTGGCCGCTTCAATATATTCTTGAGATTTTAATTCCCCAACAATTTCTACAGCACCATCAATTGTATTCTTAGTAAGACTAGATTTATAGGTTCCGGAAATCATCGTTCCCATAACACGAGCAGCTGCTAGAGCACCTTTTAATACTCGAGTTGTAGTACGAACAGCATTACCAATGTAGATGATAGCAAAATCATTGAATGCCTTCGCTTTTTGGATACGCGTATTAAAATCGTCCTCTAAGTCATTTGCAAACACTGCTGACGTTCGATATCCTTCTTGTATACGACGACGAATAAACGCTTGTGCAGACGCTTGTAACGCTGTATTTTCAGTATCTAAAATTAATGAATCAAAGAATTTTGTTTCTAGAAGCGGCATAGCTGACGTATAATCTTCAGCTGTCACTGTAGGATCACTACCACCTATTAATTGTTGGCTTACCACAGAAGGTAAGGAACCCTCCTTTGCTTTTTTAACATCTAAATAAGCGCTCTTTGTAAGCACCTCTGTTAAAGCAAGTGCTTCATTGTCACCCGCTTCATAACTATAGCTTTCTAGTTGTCTGCCCTCTTCGGTTATAATAATTTCACGCTTTGAAGGGTCCAAAGCATCTCGTAATGTTACCTCAAATTTGCGTGAAGTTGGATATTTTGTTGTTAATTCAATGTTTCCGGCAGATGCCTCTTGGATTGTTAATTTCCCTTTTGCTCCTCCATTACCAACACGTACAGTATGCATAAATACCGCTCCACCCAAGAACGCTTCTTCTAACAATTCAGCAACAAGACCAGAACCAATTAACTTCTTTAAAGTGGCTGGATCATTGTCTGATGCTTCAATTGTTTGAACAGCTCCCAGTGGTCCCCAATTCGATTTAACGAGTGCTGCACCTACACCTAATGGGCGAGCATAACTCTTATAACCACCGGCATTGTACCAACGTACATAAACATTCGGTCGAGCCTTTTGCTCACCGAGCTTAAACATTGCTCCAATTCCCATGTATTACACCTTCTGTTCTTTAAATTTTTTGATAGCAGCTTTTACCTGTGTACGTGTCAATTTGTCACCTTCAACAAGGGTTAATGCTCCGGCTAAAAATTCAGCCGATACTTCAAACACACCTGCAGCTGCTAGTATTTCTTCACGAATATACTCTTGTTCAGGTACTTTTTTAGTCGTCATTTATGCACCGCTCCTTTCGCCTTATCGCTATCATTCGTATATACATGACGTAGCGGATTTCGTGGTCTATCTTTTAAAATTCCATATCTAACTGACAGTTGAATTTGTCCTTGTTTAAAAGGATCGTAACCATCATTTATTGAAACACTTTCAAAATTCATCGGTGATTTATCAGACATGTAGGCTCTGTTATCTAATAACAGTTGCCGGGATACCTTTTCAGTTACCCGCTTCCGTTTTGCAACGTCTGGATTGATTACATGCCCTCTAAGAGTTGCAGTAATCCAAGCGCCCCATACTGCTGGTTCTGTAGCTGTAATAACTTCCTGACGCCAATACAATGCTGGACGGTCATCTGACGGCTTCCATGTAGCAGGATTAGTTTGTAAATCAACAAATTTCATGCTTGAATATGCAGTCATTGTTGTAACTGGATCAGGTTCAATAGGTGCATGAACAAGCCATGATAAAGAGTGTACCCGGAAGCTTAATCCTCTAGTTAGCGCGTCCCATTCCTCGTCTACAATATCCTCTGTAGAACCAACAAATTCGATATAGAATGGTTTGCCATCCACTTCAAAACGTTTTTTATTAATAACCTTATTAACTTCTTTTGCAAGATTATCAACCGCTTGGAATGTTGTCCGTTTCACATACGGCCATACTTCAAAATCAATAGAAAAATCCGCATACTTTTCTGTTTCAGTTTGAGGACCTTCTCGAAGTACTAGGCATGGTTTTTCCATTTTTGGACCAGCAGCTGACGGCTCCCACACCTCACCTTTAACAGTTGCAACCCCATCAACTAGTAAGTCATACAAAGCCCCACGTACTGTCGTCATGACTCCCAATACCTCCTGATTGCATTTTCAATTTCGCCTTTATGTTTTATAGCTGTGTTTTTCAGTACTGGATTAACTTTTATACCTTTCACAGACTTAACTACAATGGTTTTGCCGCCAATTTCAAACTTCAAAGCTTTTTTGTTTTTCGGAACAATTGGTTGTTTTTTCGGTCCGTAAATACCTGTCCCTAGCTCATGATACATCCCTACTTTTGCACCATGAGCGATGTAGATAATAGTTCCGTTATCAGTTTTATCAGCTCCACCGTGTATAGCTGCACGAGTTGCACCAGTACGATCAGTCCAACTTGCTGTTGATTTTGCGTCCTTTTCTAATTCTTTACCTAAATGAGTCCCTAGTGCATGTAAACCCGCTACTTTTCTATCCAATTTTTCTTTAAATGAATGAAGCGGCATTATGTCACCCTCTCCAGCTCGCCTTGATATCCTACAACCTCACCATTTATTCTTTGCGGATATATGGATTTCACCAAGAAGCAGATTCCTTCAACCTCAAATTCATCTTTAACAATTGTGCTTGCTTGTATATCCGCTTCAAAATCAGCCAATATACCAAAATATGTGTCCGTTTGCTTCTCGCCGGCCAGTGTAGTGACTACTTGAGGACTAGATGAACCTGAGTTAAAGATGCGAACCATAAAAGGGCCAACATCAATGTTCTTATCATCAATGTAGCCCTGTGATTTTTTCTTTATTGTTCGGTTGATATTAATAGTTGTGGGGTTTTGCTCGATGTTCCATTTTGTATGCTTTCGTCGCATTTCAACAATGTTCATCACATCACATCCGGAGCCTTAAATTTTAATAAAAAACTAGATTGTGTTTCACCCACTTCATTCGCTTGCTCTTTATACTTTTGAGCCATCCGCAAAGCGTGTGCCAACCTATCCTGTAACTTTGTTAGTTCATACTTTTCATTACCAGCTGAATAACCCTCGATGTCACCTTCAAGTAGTCCTGCCTTTATGGTCCATCCTTCAGAAGCGGCATAATAGATACTCTCAGACTCTCGTAACATATCATCCAATTCCGCATTCGAAAAAGTTGTATCCTTATCTGTACCGCCTTTAGGAATTATGTCATTAATCATTTTCCGTAATCGGTCGCGCAATGCAATTGTCGGCTCCATCTACTTCACCACCTTATCGCCCTGGCAACGTAATTTCTTGGACATTTTCCTCAACTGCAGCAAATACCCCACGCCAAAAATCGCCAACGACTTGAGCTTCAACTAAACGGGTTAGGTCGCCAATTGTTGCATTGATTTGTAAGCCTTGTTTCACTAATTCTTTAAATCCTCGTTTCGGACGAATTAGATAAACCTTTCCTTCTGGAACACCTTCATAATCATGTGATTTTTTTGATACTTGCGCTTCCCATCCATCGTAATAGATGATGTCACTAATACCTGTTGTAGCTCCATACGGTGTCGCTTGTAATGTCATGCTACTCAGTGCGTCTTGAATATCCTCTTTATGAGCAGAGTTGGCAAGAAGAACCGTTCCTGGACGCTTTGCAGTACGAGTATCTTTTAAACCTTCGCGTAACGTAGCACGTAATGACAAGATGTAATGTGCATCTGTTGATGTGCCGGCATTTCCATCCGGTTTTACATATACAGGAGCAGTTTTGTTTGCTGCTTTATAGCTATACTTAAGAATTGGTGCTAGGTGCAAATGATTTAGTAAAGCGTTGTGCGCCTCTCCAAATGCTTTATTAAGTAATTCAAAATTAAAGGTTTGATTAAAAATTTGCATTTCTTTTGTATACTCGAATCCAGCTGTAAATCCTTTGAGTCGAGCGATTGGACCTTGTTCAGCTTGTAAGCTACCAAACTTAACTTCTTCACCTTCTAAATGTTCAAAGAATACCACTGTTCCGTATTGCGCCCATTTCGCTTCAAATTCACGCGGGAAGTTTGGATCCTGCAAAGTTTCATAAATTGGCTTGTAAAGGACCGGTACATCCTCACGTCCTAACTCAACATCAAGAACCACCTTTTGAAGTAATTCTTTACGAGACGTTTCAGAAGTCATCATTTCGCCAATGGGCTTTGACAACTCATAAGTTTCCATTTCCCCGTTTACAATTTTTTTCGCAACTTCATCTTGTTGCCCATTAATTAAAAAAGGAACCACCGTTTCGTGAGTTCCTTGTCGTCGTTGTTCTTTTAATGTGTCTACAGAGTGTACTCTTGCTGTCATTATACATTGCCTCCTTGTGGTGCTAAGATGAACCAAATCACACCTTTTGCATCTTTGCTTTGTGTTACTGTACCTGCAAAGCGAGTTGTATCACTTTTTGTTTCGGTGAATTTGCCTTTATCAAAATAAATTTTCGTACCGAATTTGAATGATTGCGTTTTTTCAATTTGATCCGTTTCATATTCAGCTTGTTCAATGTTTAAAATTATCTCTGATGTATCACCAGCAAGTGTCTTTACAGACTGTATAGCAGAACCGAAGAAACCACTTATTTCATAAAAAAGTCCCGCTTCAATGGCTGTCTTTTCAGGCACTGGAATTCGAACACTTTTACCGTCACCAACTTTTGCTCGATACGCATTATAAACTGTACTTGATACTGGTTGACCTGTGTATGGCATTAAAATTACCTCCTTATAGCGCTGTACGCTTTGTTTTTAGGCCTTGTGGTGTATTGGTATTCCCACCTGTGTTACCCAATCCAGCGGGATTGTCAATGTGATAAGAATTGATGATGTTTTTTACTACTCCATCATTAAAAAACGAATCCATCTCTCCCTCTATTTGATCTTTCGTCATATCTGCAGTAATGGAATTTGAATGATAAGACCACAGCTTCCCAATCGGTGTTTCAACATTCGATATATCCTTTCGAACATTCTCAGTTTTAATTTTTGTTTCCATCATTTCGCCAATGATTTTCTCAACACCTGCATTTCCTTGTTTCTCTAATGCCTTCGCCGCTTCATTAGCAACAGTAACAACATCCATTTCTCCTGAAACACCAAGTGCTTCTTCGACTTTTTGCAATTTGTCTACTGATTCCGTAAGATTTTTAACCCACTCAGCATCAATATCTGATGCAATTTGCTCCGGCTTCAAGCCCATTTCACCAGCAATCATTGAAAAAGTAATTTGTTTATTTCCCAACATTTCTTTCAGAGCATTTAATACATCTTCTGGCTTCATGCCAGCACCTCCCTCATAATTTTCCAATTCACCTTCTGGTCCTTCTCCTTCCAAGTCCCACATTTCGCCAGACATTGCTACGATTCGAGTATTCATTCCGGCTCGATCTAATGGTGTCCAGTCAATTGACATCGGATCATACCCGATAACGTTGGTTTCTCCCGCTACTCTTTGTAGCTTTGGAATACCAAAAATACTTACTTGTCGTATTCGCTTCGATCTAATCCAACGCTTTAAATCTTTTGCTGAGGCATCAACAACGCCACGAAAATAAGCAATCTCTCCTACCATTTTTGCCCCTACCCAATGGGTAACAGGTGGTAAGAATTGATTGCTTACGTCTTCAGCCTTCTGGTGGCCTAGGAAACCATTTAATGTTTGAGTGTTAACTGCTTCAACAATATTTTTTAGAGAATTGGCTGTATAATTCCATCCTCTTTTTGATTTAGAAGCGGGTATTTCAACGACAACCTCTAGTGGATCATCATCTCCTTTTTTTAATTCATTCACATCAACTCCAGGTGCTGTTGGAACATCTTCTATTCTCATTTCCCCGGCAATATTGCCAAACAATTGAAAAAATTCGTTTTTCCCTTGTGCCATTTCGCCACAAAGCATAGAGTATGTCATGTGTTCACCCCCTCTCTATAAGAAACATAAAACCTGACATGATACTTTCTATAGCTTGTTCTTCTGTCACTATAACGCCCCCATTTTATAATGTTCTTGGTACCATTGTTCAATATCAGGTTGTGACATCGGATTATTGGTCCATTCAATCAGTCGGTCCACAAACGAGTCTGTATCCTCCAATTCCGGTGTAAGTTGACACATACAATTTGGATGTGCAGGATAGTCGGGCAATTCATCGAATCTATAAATACCAGCTCCCATACCATTGTCATTTGATGCATTTTCTTGACACTTTTTGCAGGCAGTATTTGAGTTTGATGTAGACCATTTCATACCTTTAGCTGATGGTAAGTTCTCAGCTGACATTTTGGAACTTATACCATAAGCACCCATTATTTCAGTCCTTGCAAGACGTAACGCTTCATATGACAGGTCATCAGGTACCATGTGCCCGATCCGTTCCATCATGTTAGGATACTCACTTACCAAAGTGCTTGCACCTTTATTAACATATTGTTGCATACGTTTAGCAATCTCAATAGGGTGCTCACCGATTTGTATTCCATCCTTAGCTAGTGTCCCTAAAATATTGTTTATTCGCTTACTATGACCCCATATCCGCTCCGACAATTTAAGTCCTTTAATACGTCGTCGCTCCATCTCGTCAACAGCTCGCTCACTAATACGGAAAAATGAACTAATAATTGGTTTAACATCTATATTCGCTTTGTTTAACAATCGGAATGTGATTTCTCGTGATTCGTGCATACCTGCGTTTACTCCGACAATAGCCGAAGCGGAAAGCACTGCTTTTAACTCTTTTTCAGTGATTACAGCATTTTCAACTATAATACTGTCAATTAATTCAGGTATAGCATAATAACGCCCTTCCGCTTTTAGTTGCTTAAATTTCTCAATCAATCTATCTAACGAGCGCAAAACAATAGCACGTACCTCAGCATCTTGCTTTAGCACGCGCTCTATGATTAATTTTCGCGATTCAAGTTTTAGCTTTTCGAACTCATTCATGCTGCATCGTTACCGATCTGTTTAATAATCTCCAGCAACTCTTTTTCAAGCTCAGCAGAATCAGGCATTTTAGTCTTGGCAATCAACGATTTGAGAATGCGTTCCTTTTCTCCTTCGCCTTCTTCCTCCTCATATTTGTACATTGTGTCAACAAATTTAGATAGGAAGTTAACTGCTGATTCATCAGAAATAACATTGGCTTCAAGTGCAGCTTTCAATGCATTCACAACATTAAGCAATTCTTCGCTGATTTCTTTTGATGTACGTGGATCAATATTTGTCCACTTCAATTCTGTGGCAAACGTCTCAAAAGCAATGTTTTCTGATTGTGCAGTCATTGCTAAGACTATTCGTGCAAGACGCTTCCAGCTGTCTGCAAAATGCTCACGTTTACGCTCAATGGAGCGGATAAGGATAGGCATTTGTTCTTTAACAGAAGAAAGACTAGACGGTGTATGCACACCGAACACAAACTCAGGTGTTTCGGATGTATCAACGATACAGTAGAAAAGGAATTTAAGTAGCTCTTTAGCATCACCGATTGCTGATTTAACTTCTATAAACTCAGCTTCATCATCTGGAGCCAGTAAGAGCATTTCATGTCCATCTAAATTTATAGTACCGCCATCTTTAGCAAATTTAGCTGGGTCTGTAATACCGAAGTTATTCTTTAAAAAAGTTGTAACTTCCTTAAGTTTAAGCTTCAGACGAGGTGTGCTGTGCATTTTCGAACCTTGCATAGCGTGTAACATAACATCATGATAAGCCTTTAAAAACGGTTCAATTGGTTCTATATCCGACTGGCCGAACAATCCTTCGTCTCCTTCATTTTTGAAGTGTATTATCGGAATGAAGTCCCAAGGAAGCGGGATTGTTTCAGATTTCACCCCCGGAGGATCATCTCCATCTACTTCGATAATACGTTCTCCCTTCCGGATACGTTGTGTTACAGTTCCTTTTTTCTTGTCGCCTCGTTCATCCTCCCACTCATGAGAGGAAACTAGCTTATACTCGTATATTGCACCGGTTAAAGGATGGCGTAATATATCCTTTACCTGTCCAGGAGGGATAATGTTATAAACCAGTCGAATAGGTTGTTCTGGATAAAGCGCTGTATCCTCTTCTTCTTCTCGAGTAATCCAAACGAAACAATCACCATCACGTAAAGAATCTCGTTCAGTTCGTTGTATGTTTGAAATGTTATTTTTGAAGAAAGCTTCTAATATTTCTTGAGCTTCTTTATCAACAATTTTAAATTCCGGCACACCCATAAAACTTACTGTATTGTTGATAACGGACTTAGCAAACCCTGCACCTAACTTGTAATCGTCGTGCGTGTTGTAATAAAGTTTTTTAGCCATTTCGTAATCAACTCGGCTACTGTCTAACTTATAGCCGCTTCCAACGGATCCAGAAAATATTCCGAGGCGGCCCATTATGTTATCACGTAGCTTTGACATTTCACCCACTGCCTTATTCCACCATTTAGCCATATACTCTCCCTCCTCTCAATAATGCAGCAACATCGTCGTTCAGTGGTTCTTGACCTGTCTTAGCAAATGCTAATACAAGGGCATCTGCTCGGTCAGGAGAACGTAAACCGCGCCTTTTCATTTCTTTCTTGCTTTCCAGTCGGATCTTACCTTTTGAAGTTACTTCATACTTTCTTGTAGATAACTGGCCAACTAAATCATCATCATTTGGAATTTGAATATCACCATCATGCAGTAAATCCCTAATAGTAGCCCATGCCTCTGAACCCCAATTGTCATAATGCTCCGCTTCAATTGCTCTTCCGCCGTTATGACAGTCAATGACAGTTATGTGTAAACCTTCTTCTCTCACGACTTCGCGCAAACGGTCAGTTACACCACCACCTACACCATCATCATCGACTTTGATAACACAAGAAGGTCGCCCAAATTGAAGCATTAGTTCTTTAGCAAGCTTTATAGTCTTACCAGCCGTCGGCATTGTATCCTGTTTTGAATATGTTTTAATAACAGGGACGTAGTTACCGATACGAGGCACAATAACCGTTTCATCATCCCCGAACCTTGCAACGTCTACACCTATTTCAAGTGGAACGGATTCAGGTATTACTCGGATACCATCATCATTAAAGTAGACTTCTTTAATAGTGGCCGCCTCTACTTTTTCAAGATGAATAAATGTATCTGGTTCAGATTTTGGAAACTCACCGAAGACACGAACACGAACAACATCGCTGCCCTTTCCATACTTACGAATAAGACGCTCAATGTTATCTTTACTCGCTCTGGAAGAATCATAGCTCGATACCTTATGTGTCTTGTAATCAGCCCTGTCACGATGGTGAGAATCATAAAAAACCCCACTCGTTCGAGTCGGGTTACCACACATCAATAATTTGTTTTCAGCACCTGAGAGCGTACCAAGAATAGCCTCCATGATGTTATCAGCCACTCCTGACGCTTCATCCACCACAAATAGCATGTAATCTTCGTGGAAACCTTGCATGTTTTCAGGCTTAGTAGCTGTACGAGCAGTAGCAAACCAACGTTCCTCATTACCCATCATGTAGACCTTAGTTTTGGTCCATTTAAGGAAGTTTTTAACCAGTGTACACTCAAGCCATTTTGCTATTTCAGCCCATAAGACATCGTTTAGTTGTTGCCTAGTTGGAGCGGTGCATATCACCTTTGGATTTGGGCGACAGCAAAGGTACCAAATGACCGTTACCGCTTCTAACCCTGTTTTCCCCACCCCTTGACCGGAGCGGACACTTACAAAAGGATTTTGAGCCAGATCATTTAAAACATTACGTTGCCACTCGTCAGGATAAAACTCTAATATGTCCTCTGCAAAAGCCACTGGATCATCCCAGTAAACGTCTATAAGATTAACTAGTACATTATAAGGATTGTTACTCATGGGCTTTTACCTTGCGTTTTTCAGCCACCTTGCCAAGTGCTGACACCCAATCTTCGGCACTTTGATTTTTATTGCCACCCTTGATATTTTCAATTTCAGCCTTTGTCTTTTCAACATTAAGATGCAACTGTTCAAGCTTTACTTGTTGTTCACTGTATGACTTTTCAATGTCATGCTTTTGCTTTACTGCTTGGACAAGCTGTTTCGTAATTCTGGTAAGAGCTTCTTCAATGTTCAAAATATCATCGATTGCTCTAAAATCCGTTTCCTCAACTTCAACTGTTACCAATCGCTCTTTAACAATTGGCACTGTTTTAGTTTCTCCGGTTTTCTCATCAACTGTAGAAGCGGCTTCTTTCACTTTTCTTAATTGCTGTAGTACACGCTTTTGCTTTTCTGTAAGGCCATCTTCAACATATTTAATCCGCTTCATCATCCTACGTTGCCTTATGGTCAATTCACGAATGGTTATGTCGATTTGAAATAATGGGTCCGTTTCGATAGATTCAAAAATTTCTTTTTCTTCATCGTCCAGGTAATCCCACATTATCGTTTCATATTCACCCGTTGTAACAGCGTTTTTATTCTCGTAGGGAGCGGCACCGCCTTTGTTTCCTATAGCATTGCTATTGCCATGGGGAGCGCCCCCTGCGTTGCCTATAGCGTTTTGATTGTCCTTTGGTGCGCCTACTTTGGTGTGCATACTTTTTTTACTTGGTGTGCATACTTTTTGGTTGGCATCGACATTGTTATCCATCTCTTTCCACTTGCGTTGTTGCCAACTCTTAACAGTATTGATGGACACATTGTATTTAGCAGCAATGTCCTTTTGCTTCATACCATTTTTATAATCTACATAAGCTAGTTCATAATTTTCAGCCATGCTGCATTAACACCACCTCCAACGATTGAGTTGAGTTTGTTTTTCAAATTTCATCTTTTTGCAGGTCAATATCGAGCTCGATGAGTTTCTTTAGATCATCCACTGTATTTACTTTTATGTGACCGCTTTGGAAATCCTTAATCCATTGAGCTATCCCCGCCTGTACAATCTTTCGGTACTTCTCTTTCGATTCGTTTATGTTCTCGGTAAGTTCAATTTCATGCTGCAGTAACAAAAGTGAGTTTTCCTCACACTCAAAAGGAACGTTTGTTCTTGTTTTCATTGCCTTCAACCGACCTCTCATCTATAATGAAAGTGAGATAGCAAGTTGAGAAAAAACCGTGCACGGTGTAACTCTATCTCTGCCGGTATCCGGCATTCATTTTCATGGAGGTGTTAGAGCACCTCTCTTTTTTTATTTAAACCATTGATGATATACTTGTTCAGCAATTTTTTTCATCATAATTGGCGGTACACTCATCCCACATACATATTGGGTGTCAGCACTTCCAAAATCATAGTCATAGGGGAAACTTTGAATTCGAATTATATCATTATCGCTAATAAAAAAAGGTTCATCATATCTGATGAACTGTGAATTACTGGCTAGTGTATATGGAACTTTGTTGTCTTTAACAAGTATTGTATTGAATGAACTATCTTTTCCTTCTGTTCGTTTGGTAATATCTCCAATATTGTTGTCGATTGGCCGTCTTTTTAACCAACGTTTATAAGTAACTGTTTGAGGATTTAAGGCCTTTCCTCTACCCGACCTGATTTCTTTATACAAAATGGGTTTTTCGTTGAATGAAAGGGTTAGTTTAGGGAAGTTTAATTCTTTTCTATGCGCAATAAAGAAAACTCTTTCCCTTCGTTGAGGTACACCCATAGATGCACTGTTTAACAAGAATATTTGTAGCCTATATCCAATTTCATCAAACGCATTTGCAATAAGCGTAACAAAACCTCTCGCCTGTCCAATAAGCATCCCTTTAACATTCTCAGCAATGATTACTTTGGGTTGAAGCATCTCAGCAACATCAATAAAGTCAAAAAATAAATCGTCTAACCTTTGCTTTGCTTGACCCTCTCTAAAATGGTGAGCATCCCCCCATTTTTCTTCCCTTTTACCTGCAGTAGAAAAAACACTACAAGGTGGCGAGCCATCTAAAATGTCTAGATCGAATAACTCTGTTGGAAGCTGACTATCTGGTATTTCTTTAAATTGTTGAACTCCCATTAAAAAGGGATATCTAGGATTATGATTTTTCTTATATATATGCATCATATCCGGATCAATTTCAACGTTGCCAATAACATCAAATCCAGCTAATTTATAACCCATTGTTGAGCCGCCACCGCATGAAAAACAACTAAAAACTTTAAGATTATTTTTCTCTACGTTTTGTAAATCATCTAATGACCAATTCCATTCACTCATTGATTACTCTCCTTTGGATCAAATACAAAACCACACTTAGGACATTTACACTCAAAGTTCTCCTCTGAAAATGTCTCCAAAGAAAGTTCTTGGTTGTAAAACTCAGTCATTTCATCATCTTGTTCAGTAAATTGTTTTATGAGCGAATCAATCTCTTTCTGGTCAAATCCGCTTCCAAGATTCAATTCACTTTGCTCTAGCTCCATTAAAAGATCAGCAAGCTTTTCTTCATCCCAGTTACCACTTACTTTATTTAGGGCTAGATTAGCGAATTTCTCTTTTTCCTCTGAAAAATTTACAACTGATACATATATCTCTGTATGACCTTCTGCCAGAAGAACATTGAATCTTTGATGACCACCAACAAGATTCCCAGTCTGCTCATTCCAAATAAGGGGATCAATATAGCCAAATTCTTTTATTGATTTTGCTAACTTATCATATTCTAAATCACCAGGTTTAAGTTCTTCTCTGGGGTTGTATGGTGCTGGATTTATTCTTTCTACAGGTATTTTAATTATTTTCATAGTAATCGGTCCTTTCTATAAAAATAGAACTACCACCATCTATAGTGGAAGCCCTGAAATCCTTTAATATTTGGAATATACTCTTGTCGTAAATCGTCCATAAAAATAAGGCAGCCGCTCCAATTGCGATTTGTTACGTCACATGAAGCGGTTGTCTTTTCTTCAATTCGTTTAACCCCCATAGATGATTCAATCCGTCTATTTTTCACGAAATAGACTCTATCACCGATGTTTAGGTTTTTAGGTCGTCTTGATAGTTGCCAGAACTGTTCATATCCGCCCTGGTCGAAAACAGCTGTTTCTCTATCATCATTTTCATATTCATTCTTAGGAATCGTTACTACAATATCCAATGGCCTCACCCCATTATGCTAGTTGCTAGTTAAAATAAAAAAGACGTCGAAATGACGTCAATAAAATCAATCATATAAACACTTAATTACTTCTAAAGGACTTGATTTCAATATCTTTTTAATAGTGTTATCAACTGCAATTTCAACAGATTCTCCACTTCCGATACCTATTGATTCTGGGTAACCTGAATAATTCACTTGCACACGAACTTCGTTTGACAACGGAAATTTCTCAATTTCAATATATTCGAAATCATGACCATACATTTGGATCTGTTTCTTAGTATTCTCTGCCAAATCATTCACCTCTCAATATTTTCCATTTGCGAAAATTAATCCTCATTTAAAGTTTTTTCGTCAAAGTCGTACTTAATTCCAGTGATTTTGATTTCCTTTGTAATTGATATATCAAAATTTGAAGCAGAAAAAATACATATATTTTCTCCTCCGAAATTCATAGCACTACGGTATTTTACTCCATCAAAACCTTTATTCTTTATTAACTCTGTAATATATTGTGTTGGTATATATTCCAGTTCGGTATCATCAGGTGCATAAGGAGTAGAAAATAAAAGACTTATCATTTTTCTAAAATTATTACTCTTAGAATCATCATTATCCATCCTTGTTAAATCCAGTATTTTCAAATCTTCCATAGCTTCACAAGTTGAAATAACTACATTTGCATCCAAATGTGGACGAACTTCTGATACTACTGTTGTTTCATCGTTACTAATATAAAGATACGGAATAAATTTAGGGTTCAAACGTCCAGCATTTGTAATTCCTTCAGGTGGTATATTTAAATCTTTATCTTCAAAACTTTTTCGGTTTTTTCGAATCCTAGCTCTATAATATTTTTCACCCTTACTAATTGTTAATGCTTCGTCTTTAACAATTGAGTCCATATAAATTTGAACAAACGAGTTATCATTGGGTATAAAAAATCTATTCTTTAAGAATTCCTTCTTAAACTCCTCCCATTTTTTTATTACATCATCGTCTGTTGCGATGTATAAGTCAAAATTCATTTGAGAAATACCAGATGATTTAGGTTTGTATTTCTCTGGCAAATCAATTTTTATTTCATTATTTGATGTCATTTTATCACCTCAAACCAATCATAAACCAGAAGGTGAAATATATGTAACAACTTTCTGCTCACAAAACCATCCAAACTCTGCCCTCTCATCACATAACGTTTTGGCTGTTTGATGCAGTTTTCATAGCAAAAGCCACTCATATTTGAATGGCACTCATTTGTTTTTCTCTGTGCAATTAGCGTTCTTTGTCTTTTCAATCGACTCACAAATTGCAATAACAGCGATAGCAGCCCACAATGATGAAGATGAAAATACATCACGTTCAAATCCTTGAATAACTAATTGCATTAATCAAGGTGTATAAGATTACATAAAACCATGACAATGATTTAGCCCTCAAACACCATCTCTCAAGGCATAATAAAAAGCACCTCTTATGAGATGCTTAATCGAAGTCAGGATCATACGAATCAAAAAAATCTGGGTCTTCAGTTTCAGGACCTGAAAAATGTTCATCAGCACATGTTCGACACATGTTTGCACCATCAGAAAATTTTTCTGTCTCAGTATTTACATAGTCCTGATGCGCCTCGCAATATTTGTATTTTGGGTTACAACTACAACATATACCATCCTCTTCAAATGATAGACTTTCCATTTCATCTCCAAATTTCCTCTCACTTAAACATTCTGGACATTCTAATATTTCCATAGTAATACCTCCTTTTAAAACAAATGATAGTTTAAAAGGAAACAATTGTCACATAATATAGCAAAATAAAAAAGTCACACCTAGTTCGATGCGACTTCATGCATATAATTTTTAACTAGCTTTCAGATATACGGAAGGCAATAATATTTTTGCTAACGATGTACTCTTCATCAAATGATTCACTATTCTTGGGATTTATCACTCTAATAAGTCTATTGTTAAGAATATTACTTTCAATAAAACTTTTCGGATCTGTTATATCTCTTTCGAAAACTGTTTCATGTTCACTACCGTCTATCAATTTAATAGTTGCTACTTTCTCAGTCATATATAACACCCCCATTCTACCTACATCATAGTACAAATGGAACGCATTTTCATTATTAAATTAATACTTACTTTTTTAGGACAAATTAAAAAATACCTAATAGGTACTTTAAATTTTACTAGGATTGTTATTTAATATTTCTTCTCTTAACCTTTTAAGTTCTTCTTTTAGAATAGTTATACATTTATCTGTTTTCGGTTCAAATTCCTTATATCCCTCTAAACCAGATAAAAATCCATCATCATTTACTTCATCTTGTTGGCCTGTTAAAAAATCATAATATTCAACAATACTATTATAAAAAAAATCTGTTGATAATGTTGCGCTATCTAATATTCCTTCAAATTCATTAAATTTTTCGATTAATTTTTCTAATAGTTCATTATATGATTCTTCACATTCATTATAGTTTTTGATTAACACATTAGTAGCATCTATAAACATTCTAGTAGCTTTTAAACTTGCTTGATATTGTTCAACAAAAATTTTATAACTTTCAATTTCATTCCCATTCTTTATAGTTTTACGTACCCCAAGTAAAGTAAGGAAACCACCAATTATCGCTCCTACAAAAGCTATTATCCCAGCAACTAAGGTTGTATCTATAGCACCAAACTCTATAAATACCATCCCTAATATTATCAATGATATTAATGATGTTAATGCAATAACAAACCATTCTGCAATCTCTTTCATCGCAAATCACCTCCCATTTAATCATAATCTGAGAGGTAACAAATTGGAACAATTTTCTACAATTTCGCTCTCAAAACCACACCAAACTCCGCCCTACTAATAGCTAAGTCTTGTAAATCGCATGCCATAATCTTACTGACGTCCTTTAACTAGCTTCCGATTGTTTTATGGCTGTTTGATGCAGTTTTCAAAACAAAAGAAAAAGCCTTACCGTGCTAGGTGTAAGGCTCGTCTACTGCTGTAAAATATTTAATTGTCGAGTTAGCTCACTTTCAGAATCGTGGTAGAGCTGCTCCACGTTCTATTTGTAAAGCGAATTGTATTAGTGCATTTCCATGCACTTTGTAGCTGAAGTAAATTGACCGAATTACGGGAAGTGGACAAAGTTCACATGATAGGCACTCCTTCAGTTTAAATTGCCTTTTCCCTAATCTTTTTAAAAATATTGGCCGGCCAAGTTGTCTTGCCCCGAACAATTTTATGGAGCGCAGGTCGGTCATCGGTCTGTCTGCCCTGTTTATTAATTGTTTTAATAAATACCAAGTGAGGGAACCTTTACTACGCCGTCCTACCCCAAGTTTACATCAAAAGTTTTCTATCACAAACTATCGTACATGTTTTACATTTGTTTATTTTGTTACATATGTTTCATTGGTTCCTAATATCTAAAGTAATAAGGATATGTGTTATTCATATAAACAATAAATATCAGGGCTTTAAAACAACTCTATAATTTCACTCAATTTCTTTCTTTATCTTATTAAGTGTAGTTAAAATTAATTCTTCTAATTGATATCTTTCATTAACAACTTCAAGGCCTTTTTTCAAAACATTTTTTAATTCTTTTTCATACTGCAAAATTAATGTTTCATTTTGCTGTTGCAGATATTCTTTACCTAATAAATCTAATGCTATGTTCTCTAATAACACAAATAACTTTTTATAATCCTCGGTTTCCCGAATGACCGGCACCCCATCATCAATTAACTTATAAATACCTTGTGTAGCTTCTACTTTTCTATTTTCCATCGGTAAAGGACAGAACACTATCCTTTTTTGGAGTTGAGCAAAATTAATAGTGTGGTGTGTACCACTTTCCAACGGTGCCTGAACAGGACAGACTCCTAGTGACATCCCACTTTGGATTCTATCTCTTCTTACAAAAGACCCCCTATTAGTTATTTCTCCTAAAGCAATCTCTGATATCAATAAGCCATTCTTCAAAAGAATACTCTCTGCTAATGCTTTGTTTTCTGATGGATATATTTTATCCAAACTTCCACCCATAATAGCTATAGTTTTTCCATTCTGCGCTTCTAAAGCACCAATATGTCCATAAGCATCTATACCTTTTGCTAAACCACTTACAATTGTATAGCCTTCATTTGCAAAATGCCTTGCTAACTTTTTGGCAGCCATTACTCCATACTTAGTAGGTTCTCTCGTTCCAATTACTGCTATATTTTTATATTGACTTAGAAGTTCTATATTACCTTTACAATAAATAATAGGTGGTGGATCATCAATCAATTTCAATAACTTCGGATATTCAGGAGAATGTAAAGAAAAAATTTCGATACCTTTATCTCTATGCATCTTTATAAAGTTCTCAGCCTCTAAAATTTTACTTTTTAAATATTCTTTATTTGTAACTCTCTCAATAACAGCCTTATATTTTAATGCTTTGTGTATTTCTTTATTACTTATTAAATCTTCTTCGCTTAGAAAGGGATAATTTTTTAATACCTTAAGCAAAGTTTTTTCTCCTAATTTCTCTGTAAACTTTAATGCCAAAATTAATTTTAAGTTTGTCATTTTATCATATCCTTATCAAAACAAGTTGTCTAAATTATTCTGTTCTAAATATAATCCTTTTATTACCTCATGGTCTTTATATTCCTTATCACTCGCTACCCAAAACGGATTACCATTTTTATTGTTAAACTTTAACTTATAAGCTATCCCGTTAGATTTAATCTTAGCAATCGAAAGCATGGATGGACCTGCATCTTGAGTAACACCGAAAGGTATTAAGATTACATTTTCCGCTCCTTGATCATACAAGACACTAGCGCATTCTAAAGCTGTTGAACCTGTTGTTAGTATATCATCAAATATAATTATTGTTTTATTTTGCACATCATAATTACTATTTACAACAAAAGCTCCTTTTACATTAGCCGCCTTTTCTTTTTTAGTTTTGTAATCCTTTTGTGTTGGATAATCACGAATACATTCTAACAAATCGGGTTTAATCTTGCTCGATATTAGCTGATTTTTATTTAAAAACAAATCAAGGAATCTATCTTTTTTAGACGGCTTATTTGGGATATAGGTAATGTAGTCAATATCATATCTAGTAAGATTCCTAACAATCTCTTGTACCATTGGCTCCAAAAGTTTATAAGCTCCATCTTTTTGGTCTTTAAAAGCTAAAATTAGCTTAGTTAAAATATGACAATATGAACGTAAATCCTCACTTCTAAAATAACGCCCTATCATAAACACATGTACTTTTTTTTCTGGATTATAATAATACTCTAGTACTTGCTTATAAAGAGGAGTAGAGAGATCAGTCGTTCTGTCTAAAATACCTTCAAAATATAATTTTCTTCCCCTCTTGTTTTTCAAAAACATATTTTTCAATTCAGTAATAGATACTATATGATCCGGATAATTTCTCAAATTTGGAAGTTGATATTCATTTTCATTATTAGCAATAAAAATACAAGACATCCCAAAATTTTTAGCTACCTCTATAGCCATATTATCCGAAGAAATAAATAAAGTTTGATATTGTTTATAATCACCCCTGTTAAACAACTTCACATATTCATTGATATCATAAAGGTCAAAGTCATTAATTATTGCATAATCTTCACTACTATGGTTAAAGATAAAATCTGATTGACTATCAATTAACCAAAATCCATTTCCATTATCAAGAATAGAATTTAACAAATCTGTTAACTCTAAATTAGTGCATTTTGAACGAATACTATCATAATCTATAAACATATCATAAGGATTGAAAGCTAACTCAAACATATAAATACCTTCCTCTTCTATTCTATTTAAACCAATGACAACAAATAATCTTCTAATAATTTCTTTTCGGAATACAAAGCATAATAGTCTACAGCTTTAAAATCATTTTGGTTATGCTCTCCCCAAGTCACAGCTACTGATTTCATACCCGCTTTATTTGAGGAAATAATGTCATTAACATTATCACCAATTGCTATACATTTATCTGGTACGGCATTCATTTTCTTAGCAGCTAATAGCATTGGTTCCGGATGAGGCTTATGTTTAACTGTATCCCTATATGAAATTAATACATCTACATCTAGACCATGATTCTGCAGAACCATTTCAGCATAAAACTGAGGAGAATTAGTTACTATAGCTATTGAGTATTTTGATTTTAATTTTTTTATAACTTCTAAATTGATATTTAATTTTGTCTCAGTAGGTATTAATTCACAACATTTTTTCCAATTTACTCTTCTAAATTGCTTAATTTTCGAAGTATCTACTAATGTATCATCCAAATCAAATATTATCACTTTCATCCCTCTTTTTTTCCTTTATATTCTAAACATTAATACTTAATGGTTAAATTTTCAACTTTTCACATCCACTAATTAGATAATTTTTATTATATTTGTATCACAAGAAGTATTAGAATATATGAAAAGCTTGGAAAAAACCTATTATTTTAGGCCTCCAAGCTTTTTTTCTGAATGCTATTTAATTATTCCCATTCGATTTCACTATCATCTGAATCAAAATGTTATTTCTAACCCTAAATATCGTCGTACTAGATAGTTTCATATGCTTACCAATTGCTCTCATGCTATTCCCATTAAGAAGCCTATGAAGCACCTCAATCTCCCTGTCTCCTTGTACTAATGGAATACGCTTTTGCACCTCAACAACCTTATACTCATATTCGCGAATGAGTTTGTGATTTGAAAATACTCTTCGTTGTACCTCAATAAATACTGGATCATTTGTCCCACCATTGGCCTTTGGTAGTGCTGCCTCAATTCCATACGTAGCCGTTTTAGCCCCAATATAACTGTTGTTATCAACTTTGGCCATTGGCTGTCTTGCTTCTTCGATTGACTCAATCATCCAGCTATAGTCTTCAATCCATTGTAGTAAATTTTCTTTCGTTACCTTGTGTTGCCCTTGTTTCATAGTTTGCCCTCCGATGGTGTGATATAATACTTTTGAAAAACTTAAAGAGCATAACCAATTCTTAGCTGTAGCGTGTGTCGACGCTGCGGCTTTTTCTTTTCCAAACATACAAATATGTTATAAAATGGTTAGTATGAAAGAAGGTGATTTATGTGGCTTTTCTAGTGCTACTAGCAATAGCTTTAGGATTCGGCCTACGTATTTTGGGACGTATGGTTAAATACAACTAGAATAATGGCCTGGTAGTTTGCGATATCAGGCTATTTTCATATACTCATATCGTGCAGTAATAATGACTTTTCAGTGAGTCAATAATTCACAGTGCCAACCGCACTTACAAAGGTAATTCCAACAAGTAACTTCTTAATGTTTTTCCTTTTCTAAAACGTTTCCTGTACGTGCCTAAACAACTCTACCAATGGTAACTGTTGATATATTTTTAATTTTTCATTACTACTTTTAGGGCATTTTTCGTACTTCACGATTCTTCACCCGTATCTCTGCGCGGCGCTCTTTTTGCTTTTTCCAATATGATTCACGATAAGATTCTTTCATACGATACAATCGCTTATCTTCCTCTGTTACAATTTCTACCCATTCTTCATTCCATTTTCCCCTTAATGTAGCCATTGTAGATGGTTTGGGGCTGGCGTAATGAGTTTGTACTTTATCAAGAAGCTCATCAATCGTTAGACCAGCACGATGGGAGTACAAACACTCTTTTATTTTCTCTATTGTGAGCTTATATTCTGTTAGTGTTTTCCCACCTTTAGATCCGCCGACATTCACCAAATGAATTTCATCATTGATACAATCCGCAATATGATAATATTTGGAAACTCGCTGTCGTTTTCCCCAATAAACTATGTTTACACCTCTAGTTTCTGTGATGGTACTTGGATTTGCATTATAATACATTAATCCGATGCCTAATCCCTTTATCCAATCCAATACGAATTGGCGATGCAGGCTTTTTGGCTTCGGTACAAGAATAAATACATAATCAACTAGATTTTTGCGACTTATTGCCTGTTCAATCACTTTAAAATTCAACGATGTTTTCATTTCTACACCAATATAAACATCACCATGTTTGCCTACGACATCTATATCATTGACCTCCGCATACACTTGCTGGCAACCCATTTTTTGAAGTAAGAACTTCTTTAATGGTTTGAATAAATCAGATTCTTTCACAGTATCACCTTCCTGAATATTTTCCTTCTAATGCACTGCGTTATTAACCTTCTTGCACTATAGCCATTACTTTTTTTGCTCCAACCTTGTTTAAGTTGAAATAAACAGCATTACCCTTTTTGTTGTCACAATGATTTGAAAGAAACTCAATTAAAGCTTGATCAAATCTCTTATCGTCTGTTCTAATAACAAAAGTGGTGTTTTCTAAATTAACTCGCCTCTCATTCACTCTCCTGAAAGACTAAATAAATCCATCTGTTGCCACTGATCCCTAGGTAATTCTTCTATTACAGGTTCTACTTCAATTTTCCCTACTGGAATCTCGCCGTTTCAAAAGGTGCAATAATATCGAAATATTTCGTTTTATATGAACCCACTGGCGCTTTATCTGGACGACATTTTAAAAATACGCTGTAATAGCCATTGTCGCTTGGTTCAATGATAATGTATTCCTCTCCAACAAGGTAAAAGCGTGATGGTGGTTTAACAATACGAGCTAAGTATTTTTTAGGGTTTTCGTTCGCGTCAACTACAAGCGGCGACACTTCCGTAGCATCCTCTGCAATGATTTCAAAGCGGCTTTTCTGATACGTACCAAAATGAGAACCTGGGCGTGAAAATCTGCTAATGTTATATGCTAATCCTCCATGGGGAAACAAATAATATATTCACCTTCTACAAGGTTGGATTTTTCAGGAGCTTGTGTGCAACGTCCTTGCATCGATTACACCTCCACATGTAAACTCAGGATCGAATATTGTCATTTGAATCTTTATAAATTCTTCATCTTCCGCTTCTTGCGTGGCCTTCTTCTTACATCGCCGCCCCATACCATCATCAATTGATTTCTGTGACTTTAATTTACGGCCACATCTTTTACAACTGCTCATTCAGCCCGCACCTTTGCCTCCTCTTTTTTCGCTATTTCTTCGATAATTTCCACATCATTAACACTAAATGTTGGCGTCGGACCAAATTCATACTCTTCTGCTTCCCAATCCTTTATAAATTCATCACGCTCATTAACATAAGAACCAAAGTAAGGGTCTTGTTCAGCTTGGTAAAATAATTCTCTAATACGTTCATCATACTTTTCTTCCCATACATATAAACCAAAATCATCAACCCCAAAATGACTTCTTGTATATACAACAACTTCTATTCCGTCAATTATGTTGTATACTTTGATGTAACCCTCAATTTCTTCCTCACTAGGTTCTGGACCAATGGAGCCATCATACATTTTTTTAATATCCTCTGCCGTTTTGCCTGCTGTGCTCAAAGTAGCTTTAAACAATTTAAACACGAAAAATACCTCCTATTTTTAAAATGGCAAATCATCCTCTGATACTTCAATTGGACCTCTGCTGTTTGCAAATGGATCTTCATCCACTCGTGTATAGTTCGGTTGAATTATTAGTGGTTGGTTTTGCTGATAAGTATTGTTTCCAAATGCATTTTGTCCAGGCATAGTCCCACCAAAGTGTTGTTGTGATTGACCACCAACATATGCTGGTTGGTTGTTTCCGAAAGCTTGTCCTCCATATTGTTGTGGTGGCTGCTGTTGCTGATATGGATTTGGTTGGCCCTGGTATTGAGGAGCATTCGGTTGACCTCCTGTGTTGGTCCGTGGTTCTAAAAACTGAATGCTATCCGCTACCACATCGGTAGTGTAAACACGCTTACCATCTTGTCCCTCATAGCTTCCAGTTTGAATCCGACCTTCAATCCCTAGCAAGTTACCTTTCCTTTGATAGTTTGCTAGATTTTCAGCTTGCTTACGCCAAGCGACACAAGAGATGAAATCAGCGTCACGTTCTCCTTGTTCGTTAGTAAAGGTACGATTGACTGCCAATGTGAAGCGGCATGATGCAATACCATTTGGTGTGTACCTTAGTTCCGGATCTTTTGTTAAACGTCCGACCAAAACAACGCGATTTATCATGCTGCATCCTCCTTGAAATAAGCTTTGTTGAATGTTGTATCAAAAGCTTTGAGGCTGTAGTTTAATTCCTCGATTAGACTCGAAAAAACAAAAGTACTCATGCCTTTTAAATTCGTTATAGATACACCGTAATCAACTGTGTTCAAAGTTCTAAACAATGTTACGGTATATCCATTCTCTTTATCGAATCCTTTATTAATCAAAATTTGTTTGTACTGTTGTGCTCTATTTAAATTGTTCTTTTTATACTGTCTTCGTTTCATCACATTCACCCTTTCCTTTTTCTAGCTAGTCCTGCATGAATATTATTTTCAAGGTACCTAAGCTGTTGCATGGCATAGTGAGGGCATTTGCTATCGCTTAACCGCTTCTCTACGTCTTGTAGGACCCGAAGCGGGAACTGATACTCACTTATGAGTTGGTTTATACAGTCCGCTACTTCCTCATTTGTCATGGTTTTCACCACCGAGTGCTTGTCGTGCAATTTGACCAAGGTCTTTATCAATTGGTACCATCGGCGGAAACCATTCAGCTTGCTTGTACTCAGTTGTTTTATAATTTTGTGGAGTTGCATAAAGTTCAAATACTTTCTGAAAACTGACAATTTTATCAGATGCTTTAAACAATGCTTTTTCAACAATTTCATAGTATTCCTTTAATCTTTGAATCTCTTCACTCAATTTTTTATTTTTACGTTGTTCTTGCAGTAAATCCCGGTGAAGGTCCACAAATTGATTACGTATTTCATTAACGCTCATGCCATTATTGCCTTTAAGCTATTTTTGCAACTTAGCCATTTCTAATTGTTGTTTATCTGTATCAGCAGCAGTTTTAGTTAAATCCACATCACCCATTGATTTCACTCTCCTTTACCTTTGTCACACGCTTAGGCATTCCATATCTTTTTCTTACCGCCTCACGTGTCATATTGTGCACTAATTTACAGTGTGTTTTAGTGATGATGGTACCAATATGACCACAATTATCGACCGGACATTTCACAAATTCATTACTTAGTGCATTCCATGATTTATTTACAGACAATTTGTCATGTTACCTCCTAATGCTTTGTAATGGCTTTAATCAAAGCTCTATCAGTTAGTTTGCTCACCGGTTGACCTTTTGCTTGTAGGGCCTTAATCAGGTAGTTACGAATTTTTTTGTGTTTGTTCATACTGCTTATGCCCCCTATCTAGCATGGCTAATATTTTTTGTCGCTCTGCTTCGAAGTCCACTGGTTCTGTAGGCTCCGGTGGTTCAATAGGCTTTTGAGCAGATTCATTATTTCTGTTTTTAAACCATTCAGGTACTACCTCTTCGCGTCTAGGTTTCTGATAAGTCCTTTGAGGTCTATTTTGTTGTTGAGCTGCTTTTATACGTTGATCTTTCCAACGCAAGTCCTCCGCTTCGATAGCCTCAAGTGTAAACAGTTTCTTATTCCACCAGTCTTTTAATATCGTTTCAACGTAACCCCAATTGTTTCTACTGTTCATAGCAGCTTTCTCCATGGCATGTATAACTATTGGTTCTGACATGTCATTAATCCAAGTGTCAATTTTGTACGCGATTAGAGAACCTAAAGCTCCAAAATGATTTTGCTCGTAAAATGCAAATGCATTTTGTGTTGGTGGAATTGGAGGTTTTGATGCTACGTAAGCAGGTCCCTTATCATCATCATTATTATTATTTAATGTATTAGTACTTAGTGAATCAGTACTTGGTGTATTAGTACTTAGTAGTTGCGGGTTTTCCGTTAACGGTTTATCCGTCGACGGTTCTTCCGGTGACGGGTTTTCCGTATACGGTAAATCCATATACGGTACTTCGTAAACAATTGTTAAGTAATCAAATTTCCCACCATCAACACGACGGCGTTCTTTTTTGACATATCCATATTTCTGCAACTCTCTTAATCCAGCTGTAAACGAGTCCTTGCCATCTTTTGCCCATTGCTGTATTTCCTCGTTATAAAAAGTCCAATTATCAGGCTTGGAAAGCATAAATACATGTATTGCTTTAGCTTTCCAACTAAGTCTTGTATCTTGGATGGATGTGTTGTTTATAACTGTATAATCTTTATTTTTTTCCACTCTTACGATGCTCCTACTCTCCATCGTAGCCCCTCCTATAAAATGTCGTCCTTGCGTTCACATATTGCGAAACCACCACGTATTTCAGTAGTTCTATAATTTTGATAACGTCGCATATATTCACACACTAAACGTCTTATTTCGTATTCATCACCTTGAGCCTGGTCAAATATCCATTGTGGTAAAAGGACCCTATGAGGCACATATCTCATTGCACTTGTGACGGTCCCTTAATAGATAGCAAGTAATTTATTAACTTACTAGCTTCTTTTTCAGTTAATAAATCCGAGTTTTTATCAGGAATCTTACACGCCTGCATTGCGCCGTTATAAACTGCGTTAGGGTCCGAATCATACATGTTTGCAACCTTACTCAATGCTTTTGCTAATTGATTAAACTGTTCTTGAGATCGTAGGCCTGTATGTGTTGGTTGTTGATGCTGAGTATGCACTGGTGGTTGTTTTTGCTCATGAGAATAATTATTTCCAGTCATACCATTTGCATCATCGTCCTTTTCTGTAGAAATCCCTAGCATGGCTGCTAAACTATATCGCTTCATGTAAGTAATTTGCCCACCAAAATCCTGAATACTTTGTGCAGCCGGAAATTTAAGCGGATAAGATTTTACATACTCACCTGACCCATGAAGGAAAATTGTTTCAACACAAACCATTGTTGTGTTCCCTTCAACTGTTGAATAACTGTTCTGTATGATAGATAAGTTATTTTGAACAAATATTGGCTTAACAGCATCCAAAATCCCGTTTAGGTCAGTGTATTCAAAAGTGTATGAACCACCGTTTTTTGTACGAACTTTCACTTTTGAATTGTGTTTTGGAGTTTGAATAGCTGACCAAGCTTTAGCAAGCGCTGCTGAAATATTAGAATTACTCTCGGAAAAAATCATATCTTCCCTCCTAGTTGATTTTTTGAGCACAGTGACGTAAAATACAAAGTAACTAATTTTGTAAATTTCTTTTTTAAGGACTGCTGCTGGAACAGGAGTCCTTTTTAATTTCACCGTCTTTATTTGATGGTTGTCCCATCAAGCAGCCTGCAAATACGGCTAACCAACCATTTGCAAACTGCTTGACGAGAGCGAGTTACGACTCGCAAACGTCATATAAATTTGTTGACTTTTCCCTATTTTTTGTTTTATATTTACAATATCCATGTGCTGTTTAACAGGAAACTGTTAAGCAGCTTTCTTTATTTAAGGTCATATACCGTTGTCATGGCTTGACCGTATGTTTTTCTTTCTAAAACATTCACCGCATCGATGATGTTGTGTATTGCTTGTGCTATATCAATTTCTTTATCAACTGCATATATTTTATATAAAGCGCGTGCTTCGTTTTTGAGATTGTTTATGATTTCATCCACTGTTATGACCTCCACGTGTTATAATAGATTTGTATAAGTTATCAGGCTGTTTAATCGTTGCATCCGATTAAGCAGCTTTTTTATTGCCAGCATGAAATAATCACTGGTACTCCAATGGCTAAAATGATTAACCCACATATCACACAAAACTCCTTATGTTTTTGATCTCGGCCATCATCCGACATATAAAGATAATTCACTATCCACTTCAACATCTAAACCACCACTTACCTACTAAAGCCAAGCGTTCTTGTAACGATAACTTTTCCCACTTTTTAAACCTAAACATTTGGCACCTCCAACTGTTGCAGACTATTAATGATCTTATCCACTTTCACGTAATCAATTTTCTGACTAGATTGAAGTGCTTCTAAACTACGAATAATGTCGTAGGCTCTTTCTGTGGCTACATCGTATTCTTCCATAACCACATTTGTTTCGATTGCTCCCCAAGCTCCGTAGATCGCCTTACGATGTTTGATTATCGTCATAATATCCATCTAAATATTCCTCCTATAAACATAGGTATTAATTGAGTTGCAGTATTGAGTAAATCAATGCCGAATATTACTGATGCTAAATACACATCCGAGTTGGTAATACTAGTCCATTGCATAAAAGTCTCTATATCGATTACTTTCCGCCCAAGCTCATACTTGCTTACATGTGATTGGGATATATTTAATTCATGTGCTAGTTCTTCTTGAGTCATATTTGCATCTGTTCGAAATTTCTTTAGTAGTTTTCGATAATCCAAAGCAGTTAGTAATTTCAAACTGTCCACCTCCCCTCTTAGTCGGAAATCGACTATAGTCGAAAATGAACTACCAATTACCGATTGATGCTAATAAACTTGAATCATAAGCAATTAAAAATTTGCTTATTTTTTTAAGAGATTGTTTGCCCCAGTCTCTTAAAAAGTTAATAGATTTGTTGAGGCATGCCTTACTGCTATTAACTTTGTTGTAAAGTCTCAACCTGTTACGTACCTGTCCGGGTATGTTTTTTCAAATTTAATTGTTAAGTATTTCTTCGAGAGCTGCGGCTGTGGGTTCTGATAACCACACCCGCTTATATCTCGGGCCTATTTGTCTTTGATGAATCTTGATACGAGGATCACATACAATATACTTTTCTAAAGAAGCTTTACTGTATCTAGTTTCACGAACTAAATCGTCAATGTCCCAATACAATGTTCGTTCTCTTACGATTTCTCTAACCGTGCGATCATATCTATCTAATAAAATTTTTTTTGATAGGCCAGCTGTCTCAAGAACCCTTTGTGATAGATTATTATCTTTTTCTGAAATCATCATATGGCACCCCCTTCAACAATTTTTAACCCTTGTTGGTTGTATGCTTTAATTTCCATCCTTAAAGTTGTTGAGGGTTGCCACATTGAAATAAACTTGATACTTTCAGCAAATCGTGTTTTTGGTATTTCTCCATATCGAGGAACTTCAAAATGATTTTTAAAGTCTCTCCAGAATGCAGAAAATACTTGGCGACTAATTTTTTTGTAAGCATTAGAGTCTTTCCCACCTAAGGCAGTTACAATAACTTCTCTAGCGCGTTTATTAATTTGGGCTTCTTGATTACCGTCTATGCGCATTGTGTCAACTATTGATTGAACTGTTTGTTTAACTTCCGTAACTTCAGTTTTCAAAGACTCAACCTCTTCGGAAGTTTCAAGTGATAGTCTCATAGAAGCCTTTAATTGATCTTTTTCCGTTAAAGGTTGCGGGTTGAGTTGTTGTTCCATTTGATTGAACGCATCGATGTATTTGATTTTAAAATCAAACGCTTTTTTACCAGTAAAGCCCATAGCTAGTAAGGTGAATCCGTCTCGGTTCATGTAGTATGTTTTACGATCCCTCCCGTAAGAGTCAGGTTCATTACCTTCAAAAAACATCTGCTGAAGTTTCAGCACATCTAATTCCTCGCGGATGTTTTCAATAGATTGAAGAACATTCTTATGTTCTTTTTCAAACGTTTCGGCAACTTGTAATGAAGTTGTGACTACTTGGCAATTTTGAATAGTGACTATTTTGTTCATGCAAATACCTCCTAAGATTTTCTAATGTAAGCCATCTAGTCATATTGAAATCCCTTTTCGATTTGTATTCAGATTGTTATTGGTTAAGAGACATTAAGCTAGTTGTTTTTCTTGAAACGAAGAACCTTCAATTTCTTTTATAACGGATTTCGTTAGTTCATCATTAAAAAAAATTGCCACTTCTATACCTAATAAAACAGCTATAACCTTTAAACGTTCAACACCTAGCTCACTTTCACCTCTTTCAATTCGACTATATGTCATAGGTGTTACATTAATTTGTTTTGCTATACGACTTTGAGTTACTCCTTTAGCTATACGTAACTTTTTTAAATTTTCGTGTATCATAGTTTCACCTCTTCTTTCCAAAGGACTAACGTAATCCGTTAAATACACTATACTAACGATTTCCGTTACTGTCAACGAAAAATATAAAAAAAATCTCAAATTCCGTTAATGTAGTATCAGAATCCGTTACTTGTGATATATTTCGAGTAGATAGGAGGTTTTCTATTGAAAGTGAATGACCGTATAAAAGAACAACGAAAAAAGATGCGCTATACACAAAAAGAGCTCGCTGATAAAGTGAATGTTTCCCCTCAAGTAATTTCTAATTGGGAACGTGGATATACAGAACCTAGTGCTGATGATATAAATCAACTCTCAGAAGTACTTGATTGTACTAGTGACTATCTTTTGGGAAGAAGTAATCGACCTGATAACAAGAAGAATCATCTTTTAACCAAAGATGAACGTGATATAGCAAAACAAATTATCGAATTCACTCAGAACATTGAGAAGTCGGATGGACTTTCATTTGATGGTGAGCCAATGTCAGAGGAAGCAAAAGAATCACTTATTGAATCAATGGAACATATTTTTAAACAAACCCAAAGAATAAATAAAAAATATACTCCTGAAAAATATAGAAAAGAATAGCAATAAAATTATTTGGGGTGATCAAATGTGGTTGAAGGATATTGCAGACAGCTTGATAAATAAACATAAAACCAACTGCCCGTTTGATATCGCATCTAATTTAAAAATATGCATTACTCCTTGGGATTTGCATGAAGAAATTAACGGCTATTATAAGTATCATCGTCGTAACAAATATATAGTTATTAATAATAACTTAAGCGAAGATATGCAACGTGTTGTCTGTGCCCACGAGCTTGGGCATGCTTTGCTTCATCCTAGGGCCAATACACCTTTTATGCGTAAAAGCACCTTTTTTTCCATTGACAAACTAGAACAAGAAGCAAATAGATTTGCAGTCCAATTACTAATTTTAGACCACGAAATAATTGAATATTCCAAACAATTCACCATTTTTGATATTGCAGCAAAATATGGTGTTCCAATTGAATTGATAAAATATAAATTCAGTACAATCTTATGAGGTGAATATATTGTTAATTGCAATTCTGTTATTTGTCCTAATTATTGTATTTTTTTTTGGTAAAGAAATTAAAACTCTTTTTAGTATATTGATAGGGTTAGCCTTAATAATTACTTTATGGCAGTATTCATGGTGGGGAAAATTAATAGTTATTGCAATGATTGTTATTCCCCTAATTGCTGGGATAATTCAAGGCGCTAAAGAGGATGGGGTTTTCGAAGAATTAAAAAGAAAACGAAGAATCAAAAAAAATAGAGGTAAATCTATATATAAGTAATTTACAGTAGGTGTACATAAGTGCGCTTTTTTATTTATAAACAAAACATAATTGCATCATCTTATGGAGTCATTATCCCTACCAGCTTGTTAAATTATAATTATGTACTTGAGAAAAAAGAGTTAGAAGAATATGAAAAAGAATTCAGTTATAGTTTCTTATATTAATAGGAGGTAATTATGGGCATTTTTGATTTTTTTAAACCAAAAAAGGCAACACCAATAATTAAGGAAAACAACCATATAAATAATGAATCTATAAATTTACCTGAACCCGAATTAACTGTACGAATAAATAATGATTTTGCTACAGAAATAAACCCAATATATACAAAAAAACTACCTAATAATCTTTTGCCTGGAGAAATCATTATGTTGTATTGGGCTTCTAATCATATTGCTGATAGCGATTACCCTGGTTATTTTAAATATGAATATGGAATAGACTCCAAAATTTCTCTAAATACTCTTTTAAATGAAAAATATATTCGTGATTCAAATAATTTAGAGAAAATATACTTGCTAAAAAATACACAATTAAAAGATATATTGAGGAATAACAGTCTTAAGGTTTCAGGAAATAAAAAAGAATTAATTGAACGAATCACTAGTAATTTGGAAATTAACAATATCCTTGAATTAAATAAAATCAATTCTTTATCAGTTACCGAAAAAGGTCAAAATACCCTGCAAGAATATGATTATATTATATATGCGCACAAAAACGATACCAAAGATGGTACTTTTAATCCTGCTTCAGTACTGAAATTTGTTAATAAAATTGGATACGTTCCAAATAATTTAGATATATTTTGGTCTATTGTCCAAAATAAAGAACAAACTGCCCTATTAAAAAATGATCTCATTGATTTAAGAAGTTCTTGGTTACGAATGGCTGAACAATTATATAAAGAACAACGATATGATGAAGCACTCTCGATGTACCAAAATATATTTATTATTGATCTCAGCGGTATGGATAGAGATAAATATATCAATCCCCCATCCCTGATTTTTTTAGCTCCACATATTGTTAATAGAATTTCAGAATTGGCAGATTTCTTTGGATTTAACAAAGAAAAACATTATTATTCGTTTTTATTTTCTTGGCAATCAACTATATCGTTATTACCTTTTCATTATTTAGACAAAGATGAGTGTTTTAAAATTATGGATTTTGCAATTAATGGTGGCAGTGAAGAAGAAATTAGAAAATTATTAAAAATAAAATTTGAAGAAATAGATGCTGATTTGTTATTGAAAAAATATGGTGTGAAATATCCAAGATATATCCCAGATTGATTTTATAACCATAAACTGATTTGGTTTACATTTGTAATCTGAATCGGTTTTCTTTATAACAATAAAAGAACATATATTCTATTTTTAAAGGAGGTGATGTTCAATTTGTCCAAACCTGATTTACGTACCTGTCCGGACGAAATATAAATAAGGAGCGGACAAAAATGGTTAGAATAACACTAAATCCTACAAAAAAAGAAAACATTTATTGGTACCTGAATACCGATAAAACGAAAAAATTTGCATATCGTTATAGGTTTTACGACCATAACGGTAAGCGAAGAGAGAAAAAGAGACAAAACTTTAACACTAGCCTTGAAGCAGAACGTGCCTTAACTGCTATAAAAGCTACCATATTGAATGGTGGAGAAAAAATTGTAGTTAACGAAAATATGATAGTTTCTCAATGGGTCGAAATTTATTTTGAAAGGAAGTTGCCTCATTGGCAAGGAACTACGCCTAAATCTTATCGTAATATTATCAACAATTATATTACGCCCTTAATTGGTCAATATAAATTATCGAGGCTAACAAAGAATATTTATCAGTCTGAATTTGTCGATAAATTAGTTCCTATTGCCGCTCCAAAAAGCATTGAAACGTATCATAACTTTTTTGTTGGTTGTATTAATGCAGCTGTAGAAGATGAAATATTAGAAAGGAATCGTATTTTAAAAGCTGAATTACCTCGTATTAAAAAACAAAATAATGACGAGGTTGAAGGAAACTATTTAACCCCTACAGAGTTAGAATATTTATTACAGTGTGTTAAACGATCTTGTGATATGTCTAGATATACTTTAATTGCAATTCTTGCAGCTACAGGAATGAGACGAGGAGAAGCAAAAGCATTACGGTGGTCAGAAATTGATTTTGAAAATAAATTGATTTATATCAACCGTACTCGTGATGCTCTTGGAGAAAGATCAGCAAAAACGCTTAATAGTATCCGGTCTATCGATATGACATATGATTTAGCATTACTGTTGGAGCGATATCGGAAATGGTGCATCGAAAGAAAACTTGCTTATGGTAAACAGCAACAGGATGACGATTTGGTCTTTATCAGTAAAACATGTAAGCCTTTAAATCAAAATGCTGCCAGATTAACTTTGTTACAAATGCATGAGATTTACGATGTGAAACTAATTTCTCCACATGGTTTAAGGCATACATTTGCTACCATTTCAATTGCTTCCGGTACACCACCTACTTCAATAGCAAAAATTCTTGGTATGACAACATCAACTTTATTTAAAACATATGCGCACTCTTTTGTAGAAAAAGAGAAACAGGCTATGCAAATTATCAGCAATATAGTTAATTTTAATTAA